AAATTGGTCGATGCCTGCAACGAATGCCTGTGAAGGCATCCTACGCCCGGTAGGTGCTAGTGTTCCTCCGCTGTTGATAACCTCGACAGCCAGTGCGCTATCATCCGGGCTGCGGTAATACGTTGCACTGCCTTCGGGAATATTGGCAATATCCGCCTGCGCGTCAGCCAGCGTCATATACTGGCGACTCAGTGGGATAAGGTTTTGACGGGTTTCGTCAATGACTGCCGCACCATCTAAAGCAATTTGGTCCCGCTGGTCTTCAGCTTTTTTTTGGATGCCAGATAATGTGTCACGTTCAATGCCTGCACGTGTCGTTATCTTTAATTCAGGGCTGCTGACAAAAATATCTATTGTGGAGTTATTATCCCAGGCGTCGCGCATGTCTGAAGACGGGACAGGATTGCCCGTATTGTATTGAGACATAGTATTACCTATTTTAAAGTTCTGGAGATTCTGGCCATTGAATTGCAGGGGCACTATTAATGTCTAACGCCTGAACAGCTTTAATATACTTAACCCACTCCGTAAGCTGTGATTTATCTTCATCGCTAATCATTCCAAGTAGCAATTCAGTTTGCCAAAAATTTATCTTTTTTTGGGCTTCTGATAATAGCTCTAACTTTTTCCCTTTTGCTAACTCAACATCAGCGGAGTGTTGTGCATTAACATCTGTCACCCATTTTTTACCATCCCATCTGTCATAAGGTGTTGAGGGTTTTTGTACAGTAATTCCATCAGGGTAGTTTCCCAGATTTTTTATTTTTAATTCATTTCCTGTTTCAGTGCTGTATACCGTTTCGCCTCGATGATCATCTATGTACTCCCAGGAGTGAAGGTCCCTTGTCCTGCAAATAGCAAACCCATCTTTCTTTTCCCCCGGCGCATCAATGGACGAGTAAGCAGGGATGCCTACTCCAACAGCCAGATATTCATTAGAAACCCCTGTATACTCCAGAGTATCCCCATCAAAATTATGGACAGTGATATATCCTGCCACTACTGCAATCATGTCATCGTTTAACTCTGCTTTTGTCATTATGCAGCCCTTACAATATAATTAAATACAATATTACGTGGTCGGTTTTCAGAGGATGTCGGGACAACACGAGAAGCGTCAAAACCGTATGTCAGAACGTCGTGGGTCGCAGTATCTGCAGCCCAGTGAACCCACGATCCTGTAGATGGTGTTTTTGAATAATAAAACGCCCCGGATTCAGCACCAAGAGCATTGATTGAGCCAACTATATTTCTGATTGTATCCCCTTGCGCAGAAAGGATTGCACGCCCAGAATCTACCCCTCTCCCATCGTCCCATCCACGAATAAACTCACCACGTAGGTCTGGTAACTTTCCTGATGGGTAAGCCTTAGCAAGCAATGGATAGGTTGATATATCGAAATTAGCTCCATTGCATTTTAACCAGCCTGTAGGCGGGGTTTCTGTGGGCCAAGGCATAGGAATACCAGCGGGTACTGACTCGTTTACAATAGATTTTTCTAATGAAGACAAAAAGTCTGCTCTGTTTCCATTATCAAGCACATCCTGATCCAGTGAGTCTGAAACGAATTGCGCTAAAGCAGATGCTATAAAAGTTGCCTGTCTGAGTGCTTTATTTACCTGGGCCGATGATGCTTTTCCAGATGTAAATCCGCTGGATAATGCTGGTAAAGTTTTCCAGTCAGACTGAGGGGTAACATTTGCATTATTACCAATCGCGAAAGGTATAAAATCATTAGTCGGCATTTAAATTTCTACTCCCCATGTCCCGGAATCGAAGCCGGATATATATTCGTTATCAATATCGAACCCAAAAAAGGTATTACCTCCATTGGATGGGATTTGCATTTCTTTAACTCTTACCCCCGCAGCCTTAACGGTCAAGTATCCATTCTGTATAGCCCACCATAACTCTGCATTAACCTGGTCAATCGGATTTAAGTCATATCGTGACGGAACATACCCAGCAGGAAGGGAAATAAATGGTCCTTTATTAACGGCGCTATCAAATATCAGTCGATCTGTTTCATTAAGTACAATTGAGTAATCAGGTAATATCCATATAGATATAGACATATCCTGATTATCAACAATTGCCATGCGGATCCCAGAACCAGCAAGAGCGCTGTCGAGGATATCCGGTAATGTGTCGTTCTGACCGTTCCAGTGGTTGATAGCTATTTTGACCTTCAATACCAGACGATAAACTTCATCGCTCAGGTCAAGAAAACCATCATCCGGGTCAAATGGTCCCTGCCATACCCCCTGGTCCCATCCAAGTTTTTCAGTATCCCAGGAGAAATACACACCAGAGATTGGCGTGCTCACCCTGCGCTTTCGCCCTATCCACTCGCCAAGAATATCCAGTTGCTTACCCACTGCCGTATCAATATCAAAAGCCGATATCATTCCTGCCATCGTCTGTGAGATATCAATAAGGGGCCGCGTAGAAAGATCCACATGAGCAAAGAATTTCGGCTTTCCGGCGTGATAGTTTGATATCCGGTCAGTGTATTTGCTCATAGCGTCACTTCCAGATGGATATTATCGATACTACAGGATGCTGAATGGTCGAAGGCAATCACAACGTTAGCAGCAGCCACCGTATCAGCTGATGTCCCGATAAGTAGTTCTGTTATGTCGTAATAACGAGAGTTTCCGCCACTGACTACACCCAGATTCGCCGGGGAATAGACACGGCTTATCACCACGTTTGCTCCTATGGCGAGGGAATTGATATACGATGCCACAGCAGCTTTTATTTCATTCCCTACCTGTGAGGTATACCCCGTCAGAGGTTCGATCGTAATGCTGACAAAAATTGGCACATCAACCGGGCGCGAGAATCCGACCTGGTGAGGACTGCCGTATTTGTCTGGTACAGAAATTATCGTGCTGCCGTATGGTGTCGTTCCCTGGTCTTTTACGCCACGAATAGTGTTTGCAATCTCTGTGGCGTCACCGCCTTCGACAATGGCGGCTATAGAGTGTGGTGGGAGACCATTAGCATCAGGTACGTCCTGATCGTTCTCATACAGCTTGTGACGCGTGACCCCCTTAATATTCGCAATTGCACCGTCTACCGCTTCAAAAGGCGTGAGAGACGGCAAGGCGACGCTCTGCGACTGCCTGATGCGAAGCTCTGAATCTTTCTCCGCAGCCACGCCAACGGTAGCCGCCAGCGGGTTATTTGCCGATGACCAGCCCCGCGTAGGCGTGTTGATTTTGTTCACCGTTCCCGCCAGTGCTGCGACAGCACCAGCGTTTGCACAGGTGGCGGTAGCAACAATCGTCCCGTCAATGCCAATTGATACTGTTTCGGGAAGATTCCAGACAACCCCGTTTGCATCCTTCACAGAGCCGTTAGTGATTGAGGTCCCTGCAGTACCGGTTAATAACAGGTCAACCGTTGAATTCGTCGCCTCACGGCGTTCTATCCCGTTAATTTTTACGTTGCTGGACAGCCCCACGCCGATTCCGGTTGATGGCGAGAAACTGTTATATACCTGTATAGCGGTGTTATTAGCGTCATGGATTGCCAGCGCCATCAGCGCGATTAGCTGACCATCTTTACTATCCGGATCGATATAAGCATCACTGCCGTAAATCTGCTGAAAGTATCCCGTCACAGTAGACAGGATGGTTTGATAGTCAGGCGCACTTATCCCCTCAGCGGTTACCGTTGCCGATAAGCCGAGTGATTCAAGGTCCAGAGCCATTACGCCTCCGAGGTTACTGTCGTTGTCCCGTAGATGGTTTCCACCGTTGCTGTGAACGTTACACGCCGTGTGCGGCTGTCAACGGTAGTATTAAAGTCGGTGATGGATTTAACCCCGCGCGTTTCAAGAATGCGTTTTCGAATAGCGAGGTTATAGGTTTCTGGCTTGTGCTTACCCAGGACGGATTGTATCCAGGGTGTTCCTTCTGTCGTATCGAGGAACCATTCGCCGTACCAGAGCAGGAAGCGCGTTTTAATGGCCTGCGCGACGGCCTCCGGAGAGTTAACCAGCCAGGTATCATCACCCTGACCAAACGTATAATCCCCGTCATCATCTTCTCGACGGTAGCGCATGTTATCCCCCAAGCGGAGCTGTATTACTCCCACCAGATTCAACGCCGCCATGCGTATGTTTATCGACATAGGAACCATCCACCAGTTGCAGGCGACCATCCGGATGGATTTTCAGGCCGTTCAGATTAAAACCACCCGGTGCGGTACCGTTGATTTCACCACTCGAAGGATTAAGGCTCAGCTTTGTACCGCCATCATCGCTACGGAGTTCTACCGCGCTGGCACTGATGCCACTGATTTTCTTTGCCTGTGATTGCGGGCCGACAATGCAGAACGCATCAGATAAATCGTGCATCCTGTCGTCTACCGGCTCCTGAATGCCGCCGCTTTGCCACCAGAAATCGATACTCCGGTCAGCAAAAATAACCAAACATTCATCGCCCTTTTTCACCGGAAAGGTAAGAGAGCAACCTCCGCCGCGAGGGAACATGACAGGCACGTCGTTTAACACCGACAGTGCAGTTGACTCACCGTCTGATAGCCCAAGAATTCCTAGTTGGATAGTTGCGGTAACCGTCTCAGCATCGAACGATTCAACCGTTCCAGGAAGCGCTACGCGCAACACAGAGGAAACTTGCTTTTTGAGCTGGTTGAGCGTCTCCTGCTCGCCAGCAACCTGAGAGTTGAGTGATACAGGCATGAGATCTCCAGACAACAAAAAACCCGCACTTCGCGGGTTATGTGAAGGGTATAGTGATTTTCACAATTTTTAATTAAAGGTTCTATAGGTCACTTTTTGATTTTTATCGCCAACAGTTCCGTAGCATTCAATAGTACTTGTACTACGGACATTGAAATCGTTAACACCAGAATAATGGAGAGTAAAGTAATAAACAGTCTTATCTCCCTGCTTATCTAAACCATCCTCATGCTGCTCATCTTTATAGGAATCAGGGTGCTTTAATAATGATAATGCAGTTTCATGACAAGCACTTCTAACGGCCAGTTGCAACTCCATCAGTTCTCTTCGCGGCCTATCAGACTCTTCCCTTTCCTTTTGCTCAGCCTGGTACTGTTGTCGTTCTCCTTCTGCCTTAGCTCTTTCCCCGTCCACTTTTTTGATGAATTCTCGATCATCCTGGCTTAGCTCAGATGTTTTTTTGCTTTTTAATTCATCGTATTTATTGTTTTCATTAACACCATTCCCAATGAAGTATCCGATAGCAATGATAGCAACAAGAACAATTTTCTTACTAGTGCTAACCCCCACGACTCCCTCTCTTAAAATTTTATAATCATTTAACCTTTACACAGTCGTAGGTTCCAAAAACACGCGGCTCGTCCATATTCATACGAACCGCTTCAACGTTAAGGATGGGTTTACCATTACGGCGTATGTAGTCCATTCCCAACCAGCGACCTGTATTTTTGTCGGGTAGCATGATCTGGATCTTGACGTTGTCGTAGTCTTCCTTAGCCTTCAAGAAAGTGATTTTCTGCGACTCAGCTTTTACCCCATTCACCCGCATCCAACCATCATCACCGGACTTAAGGTAAAAGTTTCCGCACTGCAGCGCCGCCATCGATGAGAGCGGGGATGCAATGAGTAAAAACAATAAAGACACCTTTACGCTGCTCACTATCCCAAATCCACCTTACCGATCGTTGATTGACTCATGATGTCAGCAGAACCTTTGGCAATACACAGCAAATCCATATACCAATCCTGCCCCCTTGTATCGCCATGATAGTCGATACTGCCGACAATGTAATCACCATCGGTATTAATAGAGGCTGGCTGCTGGCTTACAGCACCCATTACTGTTCGGTTGCCGTTATTGTCCTGCTCAGTGATCCACCCGGCAGAGTTACCGATTTCATCTGCTGAGAGCGCGGTACGATAAACTGACGCCTGATCCAGCCTAACTAGACCACCCAGCTTAACGTTCGGGTTAATCAGAATACGGACGTTAACTCCGTTCCCCATTGTCTGCTGAGGCATACCAATTAGCCCGGTATCGGCGTTTAACACAATGGCCTCATGCAGATACTTATCCGGTGGAAGCATATTGATTTGCCCGTCTTCATACCACCAGTTGGCCTTACACTGGCGAGCAACGTCATCCATCGCCTCACGACTGGCTTTAAAAATGGTTCTACCACGAGGGAATACAGTCGTAGGAAGCTCAGGGATACGCCCAAGGGTGATACCATATGGCGCGTAGTCTCTAGCGACCTGATTGAGAAACTCTGTCCACGTCCAACCGGCTGCAAGCGTAACAGTCGTTTGAGCGGCAAGATGCCCCTCCCAGCAGTCTATACACTGAACCATAATCCAGCTGTCGGTCGGGTTATCTTTCCCCTGAATGGTGAAGCGAATATCACCAGAGAAGATCATGCCGTAATTGGTGCCGTCAGGTTGTGATGCCTCACCTGCAGTGACGTTACGAACTACCCCAACCTGGCTTTCATCAACGGTTGGCGGGATGCCATCATACCCGGCGATAACCCTGATTTTAGAGAACTCCTGCCCCTGAATACGGTTGCAGGTCTCAGGAGTAAGGTTGTATACCTTAAAGTTTCCTACGAAGCTGGCGAAGCTGTTCTGGGCCATCTTCTGAATATCGAATACCACTTTAAAATCAGACAGGGCAATGCCCTGTCCTTTATCATCGAGCAGTTGCAACTCGAAATGGCGCATCCAGTTTTGAGACATAATTACTCCGTGACCACCAGCAGATGACTGCCAGTGCCGAGATCAGTTTGAGTTGGGTAATCCTGCGTACTGTCGTCACAAATGACCGCCAGTTTAAAACCCAGATTTAGATAGGAATATTGAGCCAGGAGATCCGCGCCGGTTACCAAAGGAATACCCATGACTATGGGCTTTTCGCTGGCATCCATCAGATCGAGTATCCAGCACGGCTCGCGCCAGATAACCCGTATCTGATACGCAACACCTTCCAGCACAATACCGAATTGCTGATTATCCGGAGTCAGTGATATTTCGCTGATAACCATCAACCACCTCCGATAATTGACTTAAACTGCTTCCAGCCAGAACTAAGAAGCGATTCATTCTGCGCCTTCGGTGCTTTTGAGCCCGTATTAATCACTGAAGAGGTATTAACACCCTCTTTCATGTCGGTTTTGTCAGCAACGGTGATGGTCTGAGTTTGGGTAATGATGACCTCTCGTAACGTCAGCACTGCCGACAATACGTTTTCGGTAGTCCTGTCGGTCGTCACCTCAATCGCCCGTATCAGCATATTGCTGTACAGCCTCTTGCCTGTTACCACATCAAACGGAACCCGGCTTCGCTGGATATCGATGATCTGCGCGTAGGTTTCGCTGGGGCTTAGACCAAGATTAATTCCCAACGTCGTAGTATCGGCGAAATCCAGCAACGAACCACCACCAGCAAAGCCGACTTCCATCGTTACCTCTGATGGGCGTCGGTATGCATGGTCAGAAACGGAACCTGTACCGGATGATGTCGGCCTTTCTACGGGGTGCTCAGTAATTTCCAGCGTGTCGCTGTGCTTCTCAGATACGACTACATCCGGAATGATGATGCCTATACGCCGACTTTGAAGATGAAATAGCGTGGAAAGGATATCCATTAGCCTGTTCCTCTCTGCCATTCTTGAAGCGTTCTGGAGTTAACCCCGGACTGGCGATCTGCAACTTCTCTCCCGGCAGCGCGTGGATCGGATACACCATGGATATTGATGTTCGTTTCCTGGTTAATCGTCGCCCCTGCAGCTTGTCGAGCCAGTGGACTTTGCCAATTTGAATACCCCTCTTTACGAGCCATAGACTGCATTAGCGACGCCATCGTATTAGGGTTATTCAGGTTCAATACGGCATCAGGGGAAACGCCCATCCAGCCAGCTACCTGTTTGGCGTAAAGCTGCGGATCGTTGTTATCACCAGCAGGAGCCCAGGTGCTCACGATATCCTGGACGGTTTGCAGCATCCGCCCCGTCGTTTTCCCGGTGAAATAGCGCATCAACTGGTTTTTCATCGCCTGCCATCCTTCCAGCGCGGAGCCAAAAGAACGGAAGCCGTTACCACCTACCGGGCGGATATTTCCAGGGTTGTTGTTGCGGTCTGCAAGCGTGTTACCTTCACCACGGAAAAATCTTCCGACGCTGCGAGGGTCAAAACCAAACTTATCCTTAATCCAGTCAGCTGCGCCATTGGCGCTATCTGATACACCTGGCAGAGCATCTGGGTTATTGTTGCCCTGGCTCAGTAGTTGCTTACCAATACTGGCAGCATCGGACCAGCGCCCATCCTTGATAGCGCTCAGCAGGTCACCAATCATGCTCAGCATCTTACTGAATTCACCCATCTGGCTGATGAAGTTGCTGAAATCCCACTTCAGAGACCAGGATTTAGGGTCAATATTCAGAAGTTTTGCCAGTGCCTTACCCAAATCGACGACGGTCTGCCGGAGGTCTTTAACCATCTTCAGAGCGGCGTCTACTTCCGGCTTCCATTTCCCCCAGTCAATCAGGCTTTTGCCGCCTTCTTTCCAGGTTTTATAGTCTTCCCATAGCAGAGCGATACTGGCAGCGAACGCAGTAACAAGCCCTATAGGAGACATCCAGAACGTGCTGTTAAGGATCCGCAGCGCTACCGTTAATGCGCCAAACAGCGTGATCAGTTCCCGCGCTTGCTTATCCAGTGATTTCCACCAGTCTAGCAGATCAGAAGTCCCTTCCATCAGCCGGGAGAATAACCGGGCAATGAGATCACCCAGCCACAATACCCCTTTGATAGCCGCCGTCAGCGTCTGCTCAATTTTCGGGAAGTTATCGAGAATTTGACGGCGTAATTTATCCAGTGAACCAGCGAGGCCACCAGCCAGGTTAGCGCCGATTTTATCCCGCGCCATCCCTGCCATTTCGCCGAACGTCCGGAGCGAGGTCATGAACCGGTTAGAACTTACCGCGGCCTGATCAGCATTAAAGCCGATCGCTTTCGCCATCGCGGAATATTCGCCGGAGAACCCGCCGACACCGCGCCGCATTGCCATCAGGGTGTTTTCATCAATACCCAGCATGCTGGCGTACTGGTTAGCCCGGTAATACGGCATGCTGCTGAGCTTCTGGCCTACCCCGGTGAAGATGCTCGCCATATCGCGCATATTGCCGCTGGCGTCGCGTGTTTGCACACCCAGACGGTTAAGGAAGCCTTCCGCACCGGGATTAGTTCTGATAAACCTTGAAAGGCTCTCCAGCGAACTCATCGCCGAGTCAGCGCTTCCGCCAACCTGCGAAATGGCATAACTAACCTGTTTAAGCCCCTGCACCGTCGCGCCAGTGCGCTGAGAGGCCCAGTACAGCTTGTCAGATGCCTGGGCTATTTTTGCCGTAAAGGCGACAACAGAGAGTGCCGCTGCTTCAACGGCGAACCCGGTTTTAATGGCGTTAGAAGTAACCCCCGCCAGCACTGCATTAAATTTCCGCTCGCCGCTTTCATCGACTTTGAAGCCGAGCGACACTAGAAAATCTTTAATCGTCTCAGCGTTCATTCGCCTCTCTCCATCTTGCGATCCGGTACTCGTTATCAGCCTTCAGATCCAGCCAGTCATTCATTCTGGCGATATCCGCCAGGTCTACCGAACCATCTTTGAGCGCAGAGTAAGGGATGTACCCGGCATCCACCGGGCGCATCAGATAGTCTTCACCATCAGGCAAAGAATCCAGCGTCAGCCCACTTTCTGGGTGGGCGTCGCGTTGTCGGGGAGTTCTGGCAAAAAATTTCCCAGGCTATCGGCGACCACCCGCACCACCAGTTGCAGCATGCTGAACAGATCGATGTCATCAAACATCAACTCACCACTGCGGAAGACAGGCGTCCATTGTTTGCCGTTTTCACGCACCACCATAGCGAGACAGGGATGGATAATGGCGTTCGTGTCGTCTTCGGTGAGTTTTGACAGCTCGTCAGCGATACGCGGTAGCAGCGTGTTAAAAACTGGCTCCAGCTTATCCAGATTGCCGCTGTCGAGCGTGGTGGTTGTGGGTAGCATCGCCTTGATACTGGAAAAGTCAGCCATCAGGCCAGCGAAGATCGGTAATAATTTGCGGGATACCTTCAACTGTTCAAACACGCCCAGCTTATTGGCGCGGTAATTCACGCCTTTAATCGTGCATTCCATCGGTTAAAATTCCCCAAGCAGTTCATCAATTTTGATGCAGTCAAATACCCATGCAACCGTTCCGGCGACTTTAGGGTTGTTCCAGTCTGGTTGTTTCTGGAAGGCCACACCGCGTGCCGTGGCGATATCACCACTTGCTTTGTTACGGACCACAATGACGTTATTCCCCCAGGTGGAAGAGGACTGGCTCTGCGCGTTGTACATCAGCGAAAGCTTTTTATTTACCGGGGAAGTTTTCAGCAACGTAACGGTAATCGTCCCGCTCTTTCCGCCGTGAAGGCTGTGCATACCCTCACCATCTGCGCCGATGGTCATGGTGTTTTTTGCCTCGGTCATCGCAACCACGATCCCCTCTTCGGAGTTCGCTGAACCAGCACCGAGTTCAATAGCTCCCGTAGGACCAGCCAGGGAAGCCGAGATATCAAGAAATGAATAAGCAAACATCAGGACTCTCCTTAGCGAACCACTGTGATTGCCACGCTGCCGTAATGGACAGCACCAGCCAGTTTCCCGGCAACCTGAATCGGCACACCCTTACGCGCTTCGCGATCGACCTGTAACTGGTCATCAACGTTTTCCGCCCAGGTGTAATAGCCTTTCGTCAGCATGTCCCCAGTGTTGAGCTGCCCCATCGGGCCACCCGTCCATTTGCCCGGCGCAAACAGGCCGTTCTGCACTGCTTTGTCGAGCACCAGCTCAATGTTCGCAATACGGGTAGTGGTTCCTGCGTCGGTCTGTGGGATTTTGGTTGTACTGGTATAGAGCGTGTTGAAGTCGGCAGTCTGTACCGCGTTCTGTAGCCAGTCGAGGCCGTGACGTTCATCGAAGAAGTCACCATTGCTCATGACACCCTGCTCAAGAATCGCTGTGTCGTTTTCGTAGTAGACGTAAACGTTACAGTTCTTCGCTTCCAGGTTATTGGCTTGCGACGTTCCCAGCGTTTCGTAGGTGATGCCAGGCTCCTGTTTAAATTTCAGGGTGATCGTCGTGTTACTGCCAGTGAAATCAACAGTGAACGCACGTGCAAAGGCAGAAAGTGCGGCATAGCGGCTACTGGTCGAATACTGAATAAACGTCCGGCTGTATTTCGCGGCTTTCAGTTTTGAGGCCAGATCCGTAGTTGTCGCTGCGTCCAGGATTGTCGCTTCAGCAGTGGTAATGCCAAATATACGGGAAACGGTAGACGCTTCAATCGCAGCGGAAACGGTGATGATATCGGCGTCATTCGGATAATCCGCTTCAGGCACTGCCAGATGCAGACCATACCAGGCGTTGTAGTCCATCAGCGCATTGACCGCTTCAAGAAGCGTTTCAACTTCGCCAGCCTCGCCTGTTTCAAGCGTTTTCACCCAGCGACCGACATAAACCAGTGTGGGTTGTGGCTGCTGAGAGAACCAGATAACAGCGGCTTTATACTCTTCGCTTTCCACCCCGAAATCATCACCAATATCATCAGGAGATGAGTAAGCCCGGAGGCGTTCGGCGATCGGGATGATGGTTGAATCACCCAGGATAAGCATCGAGCCAAAATTGCGCCCCTGCGCGGCCCGTGCGGAAAGCGTCACCGTCACGTTAGTGATACGGTTAAGGGGAAGCCCTTTTTCCATTTTAGTCTCCGGTAACTATCGTGACGTTAGGGCCAACGATAGATTTAACGTTGTAAGTACGGGTGTTTTTGCGGGAAAGGGTCACGGTCACGTCGTACCGGCGCACCCACTGGTTATTGATTAATTCGGGGAGGTTTCGTATTTCTCCGGCATCCACCAGCGACAAACCTGAGATTCGTCGAAACGTATCTGAGTTTTGCTCAATGAATATTCCGTCACGGAAGCGCGTAGCCATCGCGGAACCACCAGGGCCGTAGAAACAGAGCAGAACCTGAATCCCTTCCCACGACCATTGCTCGCTCTGCTCTTCGCTAATCTGGATATTTGCTGGCATGCCATCCCGCGAGAGCGTGGAGAAGTTAAAACCGCACCACGTTTCGCCGTTCGGCGGTATCTTTTGCTGGGGATCCGTAAAGCGCGGGTAAACCATATTTGCAGGCATCCCCGTAACCCCTCTCACCCAGCGGCTTAGCTGTCGTTCCAGCTCTTCGTCGTAATCCGGTTCACTGCCAACGGGTGTAAGGTACCCGGGCTCTGTGCTGTCGTTACTCAACGGGTATACCTCCGTTAAATTCCAGCAATTCGCAATGCGCCTGAACGAACCCGGCACCGTATCTGGTATATGGATCGACAAACGTCACACGATAATTGCGACCGCTGTACGTCACGATATCGGCATCAAGCTCAGGCGTTGAATCACTGGCTGGCATCCCCTGCGTGAGCCGGAATTGCGTCACGATGAGAATTGCTCCGTTGATATTCTGTCCCGCCGCCATTCGTTTGGCTTCAAGAGAGCGGTCAACCGTCACCACGCCTGAGAACGGGAGAGCCTGAGCAGTGTTGGTCGGGAAATTATCTTCATCGACCGTTTGTACCTGCCGATGACAGACCAGAGAGGTATCCATAAAGTCCGGATCCAGCAGCACATCGGTAACATCGAGAAGCGGCATTATTTTTTCCTCACGACGTAGTTTATAGATTCGAGCAGATGGCCACGCGCATACAACGGCTTGATGCCTTTAATTGGCGGCTTTGATTTTCTGCGTTTCTGAATGGTTTTATCTGATAACGGCGTCAACCGGTCACCAGAACCGATTACTGCTTTTGAGGCGTCGCGGGCGATTTGACCAGCTTTCTCCAGTTGACTAACAGCTGCATCCTGCTTGCCATCCAGAGCAGCTTCAGCAGCAGCTTTAAGGCATGCTGTGGTCCGAGGTCTGGAATCTTCTATCCCCATATCGAGAAATGGCCGAGGTGGTAACGTCACCACCTCACCATCAATTTCAACGGTTGCCCCTGTCGATTGCAGATAACCCAGTTCTGCGTTCGTCAGAGGGGCGTCTTCGCGCTTTGGCCCATCCGGGATACCCACCAGCACATCCATACCTGAAAGCTGGCGTAGAGACTCCAGAACAGACTCAGCGTTATCTGTGGTAATCGTTAATCCGGATTTCATTACGGCGTACCTAACTGAATAGCCCCGGCACCGAAGATCATGAGGTATTCCCAAAACTCTGAGCCATAGCGCGTGTTGTTCCAGAAACCTGCATCCGGGTTAAGCGTCATGCTGGCGTCATAGCCCACTGAGACCTTATCCACTGATTTAGATGTCTGAACGCCACTATTCGCCCCACCTGAAGCTCCAACAGCAGCACTTCGCATATCAGCCGCGTATAACGTCATGTAATGGGCGACAAACAGCTCTACTACGTAAGGGAAAATATCTTCACCAAATCGTGCCTCACTCATGAGGACATCCGCCAGATTCAATCTGGCCTGAATCATCGGTGTCGGGTATTTATCTTCATCAGAAAATTGCGGGAAGTCGGTCCGGAATTTCTCAGGCGTCGGCAGGCTTTTGTTTTTTGCCATTGGCTTTAGCCTCTGTGAGTTGCGCTTCAAGCTCGGCGATTCGGGTATTCTTTTCCGCCACCTGTGCTTCAAGCTCGGCGATACGCGGATCGTCTACCTGTGCAGGCGCTTCACCATCGGGTGAGCAATGCGCTTTCACAAACCAATGCTCTGCAACGTCATCATCAACATCATGAAAACCTGAAGCGAATGGCGTGATTTTGTCGCCGTCATTAAAATTAAACGCGGTCAGTACATAGATTTTCTTCATCGGGATTCCTTAGAAAAAAGCCCCTGTTAAGGGGCTGTGCCTGGATTAAATGCCATCCATGTAGTTCAGGGTTTCCGGGTAGACCGGCTCAACCGCGCCCAGCTTGCCGTAGTAGGTTACGAGCTGATAAATGCCGCGATACTGGATCGGTACGCTCTGCAGAGGAACCATTGGGAAGCGCACAAACTTTTTATCGTTCGTGTATGCAACCATGCGGTCTTTATTTGCCACACCGCGACCGATAGCCCACTTAACAGGACGAATGCTCAGCGGCTTACCATTCTGGTGAAATGCAATCGTGTTGGTTTCAAGGTAGGTCAGCAGAGACTGGTTGCCAGCGCTGGAAACGATGGTGCTCGCCAGGAAGGAATACTGTTCTGGTGGGACCAGCAAATCTTCAGGAACTTTCGAATATGCAGAGCGAACCCACGCATTGCTCAATACCTGGTTGATACTGGCGCGGATCTCATCCGGGGTAGATCCCGACCACGCTTTAGCGGCGTTCGTCGGTGTTACCTGCGACAGGTTCAGCAGACCTTTAGCACCTTTTGCGGCGTCACCGATATAAACCTGCTCATCGGTATCCATGTTCCACTTCAGAAGCAAGAATCAATGCATAAAGCAATGATTTGTATTGATTTATTTTTAACTGAAATGCTAGCTAGTCCATATCCTAGCCATTTAAAAGGAGGGTACTATCTGCGGGGAGTAGGTTTGCGCCAGTGGTATTCCGGGGAGGTCATGCGCTGCCGGTGCCTTTCTTTTGCTGCCAGCGATCCAGCAACGCGAGAACGAATCTCCAGCATGTCGGCGCTGTTAAGGCCATATCCCTGCTTTGTCGCCATCAGGGCTATGGCAGACTCGATAACATCAGGTTTCAGCATCTAAGTTACCCTTTGCCAGAAGTGAAATTTAGCGGCACATCATCCGGTAGCGCTCACTGGACTCTCCACCGCCAATAATCTTTAACTTTACGATCCGCGCTCCGGGTTTGACACTTTTCCGGCCGTATCACGCCAAAAGTGTAAAATGTGTAAAGCTATCGGTTTCGTATTTGACAGAAACTGTAAACCCTCGGGTTTCGTTTCCCCGTCTCCGGTTGACACTTTACACATTGCTCTCCCTCCACTCTGCCAGCGCCGCCAGCCCTTCCTTGCTCCACTCTTCCGCGTCATCAGGGTGATAGCAAGCTGCGTAACAGAGGTCACGCCGGATAAGCCCAATAGCTACATCTGCATTTTGAATAAGCTGGTCGTACTGCGTAAGGTAAAATTGGGTTTCGCTGTCAGACATGTAAATCCCGCCATCGTCGAGAAATTCAACCGACCAACCAAGCTCGCCAGCGGCAAGCTGTACCCGCTGCTTTATCTCTTCAGCGCTGCGAGGCTCCGGGGTTTTCCCGTCTAACTCTTTAACAGCCGCCCAGAATTGCCCCCACGTCATTTCCAGTATGCGGGGAGCGTATTCACCCGTGTCTTTCTGTTCGCTCTGCGTGTTGCGTTCCGTGGCCTCTACGTCGATTTTATTGCCTGACAAAACAACCTCACCTTTCGCCACCCAGTCATAAACCGTTTGACGGCTAACACCTCGATGCCTGGCATATTCTGATTTGCTCATGAGCATAAGTTACAGATCCTCTCGTCTGACGTTTAAACCAGCTAACGCGATGGTTATTTTTTGCGCGTAAAACTCCATGAATCACCCAAATTAAAATGATAATGAATTGTTAATATATATTCTATTTTGAGCTATAAAAACGATTCTTATGCTTTTATCATTGCGTTTAGGACGTGTTTTAAAGAACTTGCTCTCAAGGTGTTCATGGTGTTCATATTCGCAATAATATTTCTATAATTCATAAAGTTAAACCATGAACACTAGTGTACATAATCCTTCATAAGTATACATAGGTGTTCATGATCGGCATTTTTAAATTAACATGTTGTTAACAGCCATTCCGTTAATGCTTCCCCGTAATTGCCTCTCTACAATGTCGCTATTGCTATCAAGCTGGGGCTGACTGGCTAAATCATCCTGCCATGTACGAACCTTCTCTCCTGCTGCCGCCTCATGGTTTTCAGGCTTAATCTTTTCGATGTTATTCATTCTGGTTTTCCTGTATTGCTGCCGCCGGACTCTACGCCGCCGTGAGTGTGATTCACCTGGCTGATTCCTGCCGCTGTCTGGTCGCCTGTGGAGGTAATTTCACCGTTGACATGAAAAGGGCCGTTAACGGTTGTTTGTGGGCTATCGATGGTTACAGATCCGTTAGATGCAACCTCAATGAATGCCGATCCGTCATCGGTGCGCAGCTGCGCGGCCGTAGTACTGATACCGCTGATTTTTTTTGCCTGAGATTGTGGGCCAGGGATAACGAACGCATCAGAATAATCGTGCATTCTCCCTCTTGAACCATTCTGCACATTGCCGCTCTGCCACCAGAAATCAATACAGCGATCCGCAAAGATAACCAGACATTCATCACCTTCTTTAACGGGAAACGTTAGCGTAACGCCGCCACCGCGAGGGAAAATAACCGGGGCATCAAGGATCAGAGGATAAAACACGTTATCAACATCCAGCCGGTCAATGGGTTTACCTTCTGCTGATTGCTGCTTTGGAATAAACACCGAAATTTCCACAACACACGTGACTGTTTCGGGGTCAAAAGACTTGATGATCCCCGGCATTGACACACGAATGGATTGTTTTGCACCTTTCAGTATCGAGTCGAAAACTTCGCGCTGTTCAATCGGTCTTGCTGCGGCCATGCGTCCTCCTACCCTTCAATCCGTTTGCACATGAACGTACCGATAACGCGAGGCTGGTTCATATTGCTGCGGATTAATTCAACATTGAGCCAACGCTTATTGCTGCCGTCAGGATGGACATATTCGAAGCCGTAGAAATTACCGTCTCTGGCAGAGTCGAGCATCATTTCGAATCTCGTACCATGTTCACCAAGCGAAGTTATTTTTTGAGAGGTTACATACTCACCGTTAATTTTTGACATTGAGTTAGCGATTAAGGACAGTTGAAAAGCCCCGCAACTGTATCTGAGCGTAAATGGCTGCTCAGCATTTGCTGTTGTTGCTGCTAACATCCAAATCAATAAGATGATTTTTTTCATATTATCCCTGCTTAAGTAAATAAGACGATGAAGGAACATCAGCATTTCCGCGCGCTTCGCAAGCCAAATCCATATACCAATCCTGACCACGCGTATCACCCCGATATGAGAGGTAGCGGACGATATAAACGCCATCCGTCGCAACGCTGGCCGGATTCTCTCTCTGCGCTAACCCGCTTGTCACAAGGTTACCGTTAATTTCCTGTTCCGGCGCAATACCACCAGCCTGTAAAACCTGCTCATTGCTCAACTGTGCACGATACACTGACGCCTGATCCAACTGAATAAGTCCGTGCAACTGAATGAAGGAGTTAATCAGGCACGTAACATACACGCCGGAGCCTATCGTTTGCTGAGGCATACCGATTAGCCCCGTGTCGGCATTCAGGACAATGGCGCGGTGTTTAGCTACGTCCTTCTGTATGAAATCTACCTTCCCGAAACTAAATTGCCATGTTGCCTGCAGGTCGTCTGCCAGCCGGGAAAGATAATTGTTCACAAGTCCGTGATATGAGGCTGCTCGCGGATACACGGTATCTGGGAAAACTGGCTCAACGCCCCTATGTATACCGAACGGTTCAAGGTGTTTCATCAGCAGATCATATTCATCACGTAACGTATAACCAGCGGCCAATGAAGTGCTAATCTGCGCCTCTACAAACGCTTTATCTCCGTCAAATGCCTGTATGCGCACGTAATGATCGGTAATGTTATCTTTACCCTCTACAGTGAAAGCAATATCACCGCTGAAAATGACACCGTAATTTGAGCCATCAGGGCTGTTTATCGTGTCGCTTGTAACGTAGCGCACCTTCCCCACTTCGCTGGCGCTTACGGTATCGGAGGGAGTGCTATCCAGCCCGTCATAACCCGCTATCATGGTTATTTTGCTGTATTCACGTAGCATGATGCGGTTCCGGGTTTCGGGAGACAGATTATAGATTTTGACCGTAGCCAGAGCTGGCCACCGGTTATCGTTACGCTCTATGGTAAAAGTAACTTTGAAATCGCTGAGGCTGATTCCTTGACCATTCTCGCCCACCAGTTGTAGCTCAAAATGTCGGTTCCAGTTTCTTGGCATCGTTAATCCTCGGTTTATTGCGCACAGGTGGCTTTTATTTACCTAACAAGCTGGAAAGAATGGACTCGTTTTTCGGTACTGTCGTTTTAGTTCCGGTATTAATTACGGCCGATGTGTTTATGCCTAACTTCATATCGGCTTTATCAGCCACTTTGATGCTTTTAGTCTGAGTGATAATGACTTCGCGAAGTGTCACTGTGGCCGATAATACATTTTCGGTAGTTCGGTCAGTGGTAACGTCCAGAGAGCGGACCAACATATTTTTGTACAACCGCTTGCCCGTGGTTACGTCGAGTAGCTGCCTTTCACGCTGCATTTTTAGAAGCTCTGCATAAACTTCCTTTGGCCCCATGCTGTTGAGCGGCGTCGACAGTCCGATGTTTCGGGTGTCGTAGAAATCCAGCAACGAACCACCACCAGCAAAGCCAATCTCCATAACCACTTCGGAGGGCCGGCGATACGCATGATCTGCAATAAAACCAGCCCCAGCAGACGTGGGGCGTTCAACGGGATGCTCGGTAATCTCCAGCATGTCAGTGTGTTTTTCAGAAACAACAACGCTTGGCACCATTAACCCGATTCTGCGGCTATTTTGCTGAAATAGCGTTGAAAGAATATCCATCAGTTACTCCTCCCCAGATCCTGAGTTGCGCGATTGTTTACAGTGTTCTGCCTTTCAACCACCAGATTCGCCGCCTCTCGCGGATTATTGACGCCGTGGATATGGATGTTCGTTTCCTGATTCAGCGTTGCCCCGCCACCCGGCATATTGCTGAGAACCTTTGGAATATACTGTCGTGTTTCCCCCGGCATCAGTGCCATGCCGTACTTCTGCACGTTACCGATACCCCAGTTGTAAGACGCCAGCGTTTTATTCAGATCGCCGCCGTTCTTCTGCAGGAGCATCGAGAGGTACCGCGCTGCCGCTTCCGCCGCTTTCATCGGATTAAACACGTCATTACCGCGCAGACCCATATCACGAGCGGTACCCGGCATAAACTGGAACATCCCCTGCGCTCCCGCGCCAGACACGGCGAATTGGTTACCGCCTGATTCTGTCAGGGCGACGCTGCGAAGCAGGCCCGCAGGAAGGTTATACAGCGCTTCCAGCTTACCCATCATCGGCGCCATCCAGCCCAGCAGCTGTGCGCCCGCCTTCGTTGGCTGTGGCCGCTTAACGGTCCCGTAGGCGTCATAGGCATTAGTCGCGCCGCCGGTGTCGGTAATGCTATCCCACCATGAGTAAATTCGATTAAGCGCCTGATTAGCCCCTCCCAGCAAGCCGTCAGTGCTGCCCTGCTTCTGGTTCATGCGATCGACAAGATATTGACCAACATTTTTTCCTTCCCGTTTCGCTTCCTCCTGAGTCTGGCCGATTTTATCCCAGGCACTGACAGCAGCCATCGCCGCCAGAATGGGCCCGAAACCACGACCAACACGGGCGATGCCGGAAAGCATTTTCATGGCCCAGCTACCCGCTACAAACGTCGCGAGCAACTCAAAGGCGCTTTGCCAGCCACCTACGCCATCTTTCAGCGCGAGGAGTTTGTCGCGAAGCCATAATATCGCCGCTTTGGCTTTCTCAATGGCGGGCTCCCACTGCTTCCAGTCAATAAGGCTTTTGCCGTGCTCCTTAAACGTCTTGTAATCGTCGTACAGCAGCACAAGCGCACCAGCTAGCGCCAGCACCCAGGTAATCGGAGAAGCAAGCATGGCGGCGTTCAGCAGTCGCCAGACCACCAGCATACCGCCAAGCGTACCGATGAGTTTCTTGGAGTCTTCATCGAGCCCTTTCCACCAGTCCCGAATATCACCCGTGGCCTGTATCAGCCGATAGACCACCCGGCCGACGGCCTCCCCCATCCAGAGAATGCCTTTCACAACCGCGTTAATGGTGCGCTCTATTTTCGGGAAGTTATCGAGGATCTGGCGGCGAAGGTTATCAATGGCTCCAGCGAGACCACCCGCGAGGTTAGAGCCGATTTTATCCCTCGCCATACCCGCCATTTCGCCGAACGACCAGAGTGACGTCATAAACCGGTTAGATGCCGCCGCAGCCTGATCAGGATTAAACCCGATGGCCTTTTTCATGGCGTTGTACTGGCCCATGTACTCGCCGATGCCGCGACGCATCGCCAGCAGGGTATTTTCATCCATGCCCAGCATCTGCGCATACTGATTGGCTCGGTAGTACGGCATGCTGCTGAGGCGCTGGCCGACGCCGGTAAAGATTGTCGCCATGTCCCGCATATTGCCGCTGGCGTCGCGGGTCTGAACGCCCAGGCGGTTGAGGAAACCTTCGGCGCCGGGGCTGGTGCGGATGAACTGAGCCAGACTTTCGAGAGAGCCGCGGGCGGCGGCCACGCTTCCCCCCATCTGGCTGACTGCAAAGCCTATCTGCTTGATGCCTTCAACCGTTGCGCCAGTGCGCTGAGAGGCCCAGTACAGGTTATCGAGACCGCTGGCGACTTTCGCGGTAAAGGCCACCACAGACGCAGCGGCCAGTTCAACTTTGGAGCCGAGCTCAATAGCCTTGAGCGTTGCGCCGGTAACAATGGCATCAAATTTTCTGGCCCCGGCATCATCCACCTTGAAGCCCAGGCTAATTAAAAAGTCCTTCAGAGTTTCAGCGCTCATTATCCACTCTCCATTGTCTATTCAATAATTGTCTATGGTCTGCGGTGTCGATTTAATCGCGCATCTTCTTCCGCTTTCTTCTGCTCCCAAATATCCTTATTCACTTTATTGATGTCCTGTAACTTAGAGCATTCATTGTCAAAAGACTGGCGTCTTTGCTGCTGCTCTCTCTGGCTACGTGGAATAAATTTGCTAACCATTTATTGAATCCCCCAACGTTTTTTAGCTGCGTCACCAATAGCTTTGATCGTATCAAAGGTTGTATACGGTTTAGGCTCGATATTATTTGCTTTCATGTAATCCCCGACCTGCGCCAGTACGTCTATGGCTTCGCTTAACTGAATTTGCGACATAGGTTGGGAATAGGCTGCTGAAAAAGCCTCAGCGGGTGCGTAACGAAGTACATCAAGCGCAACAAGGCGAGGATCGTCGTCTTTGGTGTTTTCGTTGTACTTAGGGCATACAGCGCGTACCAGTCGCATGAATTCAGCGTCACATGTCGTAGGTGTGCCGTTTTCAAGGCTATCGCCTGTACGCGTGCATTTCCGGTCTGCCGTGCGCCGTTCTGCTGCTGCGCGATTCTCTGCGGCGCTAACCCTCTTGTTCGCAGCGGCAAGCGCCTGAACGATCGAGGTCATGAAGTTTGCGGATTGCTCATCGGTAGAAAACGAGATGGTAGTGTTGTCATCGTAGCTGGCAGAAATAGCAACGCCTTTGCTAGATGGGGTAGCAATGAATTGCAGAAGGTTTGGCATAGTCAATTTTTCCTGTTACCTCGACGTGATTGTCGGCACAGATATTATACGCCATTACCACCAAAACAGATACATTACACAATAACCAATCATTAAAACTGGTTTAAGTTATCATGTATCTGCTATTCTGAGCATGTAGGGGGCTGGCATACCCCTTATCAGTGCACAACGTGAAACTCCCCAAAGCCCGCAACTCCTAGCGGGCTTTTTTTATGACTTCTCTACTTCTTAGTGGGGTTGGGGTAAGGCTGTGGAAGCCAGTCCTCCGCACTGCCTGAAAGCTCAACATTGGTTACTACACCTCGCGTTTTTCTCTCCTTCCTGTATTCGTGGTTAAACTCCCGCATTGCGCTTTCCATGCCCTCAGCAAATTTATTCAGGGTTAGCGGCTTATCGAAGCCGTTAGCCTCCAGAAAGGCCAGATAAGCGTGATAGAGGTACACTCGCGGATAGAGAGGTGGATTACGGTTCCCCACCAGCATTCCCGTACACTCTGTTAGCTTTTCAAGATAGGCGCAGAAAGCATAAAGCGGGTCTGTTTTCTGTTTAACCTCCAAGGCTTCCTCACTGTTTCGCTGATCCAGCAATAGCAATCTTGCTTTTTCTGGATCGGAAAAGTTAGCCAACAGACGGCGGACGATAACCGGAATTTCTGCGGATATCTTTTCCGACAAATCAGGGTCTTTGTCCTCCTCCCTAACCCGGTTATTGAACTGAAAAATAACCCTGCGGCGGGCAACTCCTCCGGCCCGTTCGGTGAAAATCATCGGTGTGTTGTTTGTGGCGACCACAACGGCCCTCAGAACGGCGGTGTACTGGTGTTCGTGCTTCGGGTCAATCTCTACGGCGTCACCGCCCGTAATCGCTTTAATCCCTGTTCCTTCGCCTGAGTATTTGGGTTGGTCTGGTAGGGTTATCATGCTTTTGCCTACGAACTGCGCCCGGCCTCTGGCGCTGTCCAGAGCCGCCATATTGCCGCTGGCCGTGTTGTGTTCGCCAGCCAGCATAGTAGCTATGTGAGTGAATACGCTTTTGCCGCTGCCGCCCTCGCCGGTTAACTCAAGAAAAAGCTGCCAGTCGTAGCGGTTTGCCAGAACCATAAACAACCCAGCGGCGATACGCTGCATCTTAAGTGCGTCTCTTCCTGCTGTGTAACTTAGCCATTTATGGAAGTTTGGCGCATGGTCATGAAGGTTTTCTCCAGGCTCCGGCTGCGTATAGATCACACCGTTATCGTTAGTAAGCCAGTTGTCTAACGAATGCTCAGAGAAAGCCCCGGTTTCCATGTCGTACACGCCATTTTTGAACGGGATGAGGCTGCGGCGTGGCTCTCCCATAACCGGAATGACAATCTTTAATGCCTCAATGACGTTATTTACAGAGCGTTTGCTGAAATTAGTATGGTTTTCGTTATAGATAGCCACCATTTCACGGCTTAATTCTAAGGGTGCCGCCTTAACCCATACACCCTCGCGGTAAAGATAAACCGCCTCACTCTCTGCGTGAATGGCAATACCCTCGTACCGATCCGCTAACATCAACGCTTTTTCGTTGTCGGCCTTCTGAATCAGATTTATAGAGCCACTGGGCGGCCTAATGACGGCACTATCAACGCGTTCCAAACCTTCTCTGATCCGCTTGAGATAACCGCACCAGTCCTCTGGGTGCCGATCCGGGATTCCTCTAAACAATTTGGCATCCTGTACACCTGCCAGCGCCAGCTTGGCACCAATCGCGTTAATCATCAGTGGCTCAATATCCCCGGCCAGATATACCCGCGCAGCTTTGCGTCCATCATCGACAATGCGCAGATTATCCAGCGCCTCCAGTTGCCGAGGGCCTAAATAAACAGGAGGCGTGGTATCTTCGGCAATCTGTTTACCTAATCCTTCTTCCCATCCTTTTGCGTGGCTCCACGCGTCGGCACCCGCGAAAATAATCGCCTCTGTAAACTTGTCTTTCGGCAGCGCCTTTACGTTCGGTGCGTTCTTCATTTCGGCACACCTCCACTCATCTGGAATTTTCCTAACAACGGGTGATACCAGTAGGCAGAGCCGTATTTACGTTTGGCACTCCGCAATACCTGCCGTGCTACCTCCCTGAATTTATCTTCTGGTGCCACAAATCCCCCTGATTTCAGCCTGATCAGCATTACGCCTGTATTTTTTGCCAGTTCTTCCGCCTTTTTCGTGGAAATACCAAACTCAGCCGCCAGCGTGGTGATCGGCTTCATACCTGCCGGGATTTCTCCCCCTTGGCTACTGGTGAGTGAGTTGATCCGCTGTTCAAGGTGCAAGACTTTCTCCACCAGCACAGCAATGCGTTTTTCCAGTTCGTTAAGTTTCACGTTACTGCACATATTTGCCCCCTTTCATTTGCTGAAAGGAATTGCGAGCATCGCAGCCCATGACAGACCACAAAACAAAACTATCCTGTTCCATCCAATAGCAGGTAAGAGGGCAATCAGTACGGATATTGGCCGCGAATGTCAGCGATAAGTCGCCATCCAGCTGTGAACGGGCTTCATATTCAGTATTGGCCTGAGTACGCAGAACAACAGGACGCGCATGCGGATCAACGTAAGTGGCCACAAACAACCAGGTAAATTTAGGTTGAGTATGAGCGCCAGCAATTAAGCCGGAATTTAAATTTTTCATATTTTTTTGTTCCTAATTACTGAGGCGGTATTACCTGAAAGCCTGTGAGGCGGCAACATTCAATAAAACTATTTACTGAGCCGACAAACTCATCTGTCCTTAATGGGAATCCATTAATGGCAATGCCTTTTTCAACATTCACAAGTATTTGGCCCGTAAAGCCCTCAGGGACAGGTAACGAAAAGTGAATAAGATGCGATTTTGTTGGCTTATCCATTACGAACCTCACGAACGCAGCTAATACGAACATTTCTAAATCCACCTCTATGCGCTAGTAGTTGCGCTGTCGATTTGGCCGTTTCTTGACTGGTACTGGTCATGGTGTAATGAATGCCTACCGTGTACCCGCGCCTGTTAACGGCGCATCCGTCGATCTGGAAGGTTTTACGCATTTCCGACCTCCATTGCTAAACGGGACTGGATAGCGGCGGCTTTGCTGCCTAATTGTAGATAAGTACGTGTTATCGCCGGGTTGCTATGGCCCAGCATTTCAGACGCCACCAGTAGGCCCTGTTCGCCACCTGCGGACATAAGATTAAAGGCTGCTATTTTTCGGCTTGAGTAGGCGCTCAGGCGCAATTTAGCGTTAATGAAGCGGGTAAACCACGCCATGACGCCATGAAGTTTGCGCCAGATGGTTTGGCGAGTAACGCTACCTTCCAGACGTTGACAACGGTTACTTTCGATTTGAGAGCGGGAAAATATCAGGTCATCCTCTACCAGATTACGATCCTGACGTTCACGCAGCCGCTTAATGATGCCCGGTGGTAACTGTTTTGTGTCGTGCTTAACGTCAGCTTTAGCCACCAGCCCAAACACTATCGCCTGTTCTTCGTCGCTCATATCAGCCGCCAGAGCGTCACAGGTGATGCTGTCCCACTTCATGTAGGCGATATGGTCAGCGGCGAGCCTCGCGGCGTCCTTGCGCTGCTGGCGCACGATTTCGATGCCTTTGCGGGTTGCCCGCGCTTCGGCGGCTTTGGTTTGCTTCGCAACTACGATCGTAGCGGTGCCCGTCTCCCAATTGATGCAGGAGTAACGCAGGTTGCAAACGTCACTAGTACGCCAGCCGGTTACGGTCGCAATATCCCACCAGAGCAATACCCAATCCGGTTGCGTCTGCTGGATGCGCTCACGCAGCTTGCGCTGCTCATCACGGTCATATACAGGCGTCATTGTGCGACTGCCTTTGGTGCTAACCGCTTTAACCACGTTTCCGCGCAGCTCGCGGGCTTTGGCTGTCAAAGTCTGGAGATTAAACATTTCCCACCTCCGCGCGTGATTCTTCTTCACCAAGAAAACCACCTACATCGCCGATCAGCTCTTTCACCATCACGATCAGCGCGTCAACTTCGCTATCTTCCATGTGAACAACCGACTTTTCGCAAATCAGAGCAAGAATAATCTCTGCCTGATACGCTTTTTCAGCGGCTTGTTGAACGGTCATATCACGCATGGCGACCCCCTTGCAGGGAGCTATCAGCAAATGAAGATAACGGCGGTATGTCTTCGGCAATGATCTGCCAGATGGTTCCGCTGTCGGAGTCAGTCCAACAATCCTGAAATGGGCTTTCGGTGCGGATTTTTGCGGCAAAGACTAAATCCCATCCGGGGAACGTGTTACGCGCAGCTTCTTCGCTATCGGCCTGTGTGCGCAATACAATCGGGCTGCAATCGTGTTTTTTCGGCGTGGCCAGAAATAGCCAGGTAAATTTAGGGCAGGTTGATTTAGCCATTTTAGCGGCTCCTTGAACATTTTTAGGAGTCTCGCCAGATGCTGTCAAACATGGGTGGCGAGACGTAGCAGGGTTGACAGACTGGCGTTCAAGAAACCAGCAGGCGTTAGCCTCCCCACCACGCCCCGCCATAAATCGGGGGCTATCGGTGAAATACGGGCGTAAAAATACCGCTATACGGAAATTAGCGGCTACCCGCTTGAACGTTCAGGCTGTCAAACCCGGCACCCGTTTTGTGAGGTGCGAAATAATAATAACCATGCCCGGCATAACCACGCAAGCGCTTTATGGCATCTGGTGAATTTTTCGGGGAACAGTTCGCGCCATCCGTAACTTAGAGCCCGAAGCACTAAAAAGTGCTTCGGAAAAGTTCATCAGTAATGAGATGCGATTTTCTTCGCATCGGCTAGCAGTCCTCAAAGTGAGGACTGATGGAATAATCAATAACTTAGGCCCAAAGCTCAATTTTGAGCAGCCATAAAAAACAATGATTTACCCACCAGAGTGCAAATGTGCATTCAGGTGGAACTCCATAGCCTGCATTGTCATATCCACCATGCAGGTGTAAAAGCCAGCCAGCAAAAAACCAGACTGAACAATCAACCTATGAACACTATGAATACCTTATGAATACCTTATATAAAGGTGTTCATAGTCTATATATATGATTTTTAATGGTAATATTTAAAACATGAACACTATGAACACCTTTGAGCTTTTTTCTATAAACATTCCACTATTGCCCGATTTGATGCCTTTCTCTGCTGGCCTGTGTAAGTTACCGTTTCCGGAAACAGACAATAAAAAAGGCCTGCCCCTTCCGGTAACAAGCCTTGTCTATCGCTCTGGATCTCACTCACTACAGATTCCGCGCTTTTCGCTCTGTCTTCCGATCCACGCCTCCACCTCATCACGATACCAGAAGTTGCGGCCACCAACTTTAAAGGGCATTGGAAAGCCGTTCTCCTCATTCTTCAAAAACTCATAAAACGATGAATCAGAGCGATAACGCAGCCGGGCTTTAACCTCGACTTTAAGCAAAATTTCACTGCTCGATACAGACATAAAAACCTCCGCATATATTCGATATGATTATAACAAATTTGGATAAAAAAGATACATTCCGGCGTATGACAGACATAAAAAAGGCCGGAATAATCCAGCCATAAATAGATATTCAGGAAGCGCTATCCAACCAGCCTTAATCCCTTATCACCCTTCGTTTCCAGTATTTCACCTTTCCCGGCAGCTTCTACGTAATCGCCCCACCATTGCAAAAGAATGCGCCTCTTTTCGATATATGTTGAACGGTTGTAGATATTGCGAATGGCGTCACCACTTTTGTGCGCTAATGCAGCCTCTATGATGTCCGGGTTAAATCCTTCTTCGTTCAGCACAGTAGAAGCCAGAGAGCGGAAGCCATGCGGGACAATAAGCCCCTTAAACTTCGAGCGACTGATTATCTTTGTCACGTTGTAGCGGCTGATTGCCTCATTCTGGCGCCTCAACGAGGGAAACACATAATCACCGCGCCGCCATGCTTTCATAGTTTCAAGAATATCCATAGCTTGCCGTGATAGCGTAACTGTATGCGGCCTCTTGGCTTTCATGCGTTCGGCAGGGATATTCCATAGCGCGTTGTCTGTGTCGATTTCTTCCCACCTCGCTCCGTAGGATTCTGCGGGTCTGGTCATGGTAAGGATCTGGAAGATTAGCGCCTGTTTCGTCGGTTCTCCGCATATACTCGCCCCCCAGATATTGAGGAATTCAGGGAACAACGCAGGGGAAAAAGCTGGTAGTGGCGTAACCTTTACTGTCGGCAGCGCTTTAGCAATTCGCAGCAATGGGTTGTAAGCGATTATTCCGGCGTTAACTGCAAAATCCATTACCCCATTTGCATAGCTGCATAATTTCAGTCTCAGGGCCGGATGTTTGGAGAATTTCTCAAGCTCTGCGAGTGTATGAGATGCAGTAATTTTATGTACGCTGATGCCCCCGATAATGCTATTCAGATGGTCGATTCCCTTTCTGGTGTATATAAGTGACCGTTCCCGTAAACCGTCGCTTTCTTTTTTTACCAGCCATGCTGCGGCCAGTACGGAGAACTTCTCCCCGTGTTCCTTCTGTTTTAACGCCTTTTCCTCCCTTCTGACCTCTACAGGGTCAACGCCACGGGCAACCAGACGCCGGGCTTTATCCCTTTCCTCTCTGGCTTCGGCAAGGCTAAATTCAGGGTATCGGCCAATGGTCAGCGTCTGTCTTTTCCCTGTCAGTGGGTGCGAATACCTGAAACGCCAGGACTTACCGCCAGCGGCTGAAACGTACAGCAACAAGCCGAACCCGTCATATAAGCTGTAATCCTTTTTTTGTGGTTTGGCGTTCTTCACTTCTGTATGGGTAAGGGGCTTGCTACTCATAGATGATTCCCGTGCGTGACGTTGTGCTTTCTGGTTCTTCATTTAGTCCACGCCGCACCGATTAACTGCGCAAACAACCGAACTTAAACGAACCCTTTCGGGCGTCTATGCGGCGCTATTGGCGGGGATTTGCCGGATGATTTGAAAGGTATCCGAATGATTTCGAATGATAATCACACTTCCACTTCAGTTGCATACCGTCGTATTTCTGGGTATCGATAGGACGTCCAACCTGCGCCGCCGCCGCAAGTTCGACTACAGTCCAACCGAGCTCCATCCCCCACAGTTCCAGAGGAAAGCCGGTTTTAGTGATATCCACGTTCACACCAGCAATCGCAGTAGCGAGTTGGTTGATCCAGTTCTTACCGTTTGCGTTCGGTGTTCCTGCAGCTGCGAACGTAGTATTCGTGAAAGAGCTCATTTCATCAGCGATAGAAACATCTTCACGCAATTCGATATCACGGCTCCACGTCTGGGACGTCAGCGGGAGGTTCAGCGTCTGGTCTAATCGCTCCAGCTCGTGAACAAGAAAAGCACCAGTGCTGTCGATTGTTGCCTGGTCAAAGGTCATTGGCATTTTTCATGCTCCCTTAAATGTTATATGCCAGTTCAATATTGCCATCGGCATCGCCGGGACCATTGAAATAGGCGTTGGTGATCTGAACGGTGTTTGCATCATCGGCAGCGGCGAGGAAGGCACCAAGCGGGCTTGAAGCTGTCGGGGTGCCAACTCGCATAAATACCGGGGCATTGAGTGCAACAGAAGAAGCATCCCCGCCAATGTTGACGGTGACATATCCGCGTTTCAGATTGTCACCAGCGAAGTTATAGCCGGTACCAACCTGGCGGATCTTATCGGGCTGAGAAGCCGTCGGATAAGGACGAACAAAAATACCTGCCATCACCGCAACGGGATCGCCGGCTTCAATAGGAACGAACTTCCCTCCAACAATCTTTCCGCCCAGCCCATATGCCGGAAACGGTTTTGACGCATCAAGAATATGCGGTTCAACGGTTAAATCCTGCGGGCGAGAAATACCCCCGGCGATGCCCGCAGGCATCCGGAAAAGAATGGTGTTAGACATGGTTTAGCCTCGTTTAGCCCAGATTTCTTTCGCGGCTTTATTGATATCCGCAATAGATTTTGTGGTGTTGGTAGTCATCGTGCGGAAACTGTCTACAGTTTTAGCCGCTGTGTTGCGGTTTTTTGCCAGTTCAGAAACAGCGTTAAATGCCATATCTACAGTGGCTTTTTTCAGTTTGGTGATATCAGCATCACCGACGATAGAGCGCACCATCGCCTGATCGGCAGTTGACAGCACTGAACGCTTGAAGGCGGTAGGTTTTGCCTTCGACGGTAACTGGATACCCGGTTGAATCAGATCAGCACGATAAGCGGCGTCACCAGTAATAGCGCCTTCCTCTTCTTTTTTCTCCTCCTCGTCCTCCTCATCGCCAGTAGCGGAGGCTGCAGGACTTAGCTTGGCTACCGCTGCGATCAGCGCTTTACCCCATTCCGGGATGTCTTCCTCGGCGTCACCTGTTCCCGGCAGTGTTGGCGCTGGCATTGGGTTTTGAGGTGATAAGTTAATAACCACACCACCAGGAGTGACAGACGTTGAAACATCATCATCCCCAGTCACGCTATCTGGCGGGTTATCAATCAAGCTCGCCATTTCGGCGGCATCGTTGGTTTTGCGGGCCTTAAGAAGCCGGGTAAACCAGTGTTTAGTAGTGCTAGGCATAGCATCCCCTATTTTGCAACGGAAACCAGCCCGCCCATTAGGGACGAGGGCCAGATGGTTACCGGTTATCGCAGATTGATTTGCGAGGCCGGGTGAAATTTGTTCGTAATCTGCGTCATAACCGCAGCTCACCTCATCATCGCCATCATCAATCGCCTGAAGTGCTTCAGGACTTTTAACAATGACATCAGCAAGTAGCAGGTCTGATTTATCCCCCTCACCGCGCCTGACGTTCTGGATGTGTCCGTGTGCCAGTTGCCGCCAGTTTTCAGGGGAAACAAAAATGATGTCGCCATTAAAATCACGTGGATGGCCTATCGTTACCGCCATCCCTTCAAACGAGGCCATCGCGCGTTCGCTGAAAACCTCTTCAGGAGTTCGGCGGACAATGATTTTTCCCCACACGTCCGGGGTTAGTTCTGGCCTTTCGGTTTTGTCGTACTCCTGCTCGCCAGTGCGCCCAATAGGCACATCTTTGAACAACACTGAGCCATCAGCGAGCTGGAAACGTGTGTTCCCCAGTCGGGTTTTAAAGAAATATTTCATGGGTTACCTGCTGAATGGCGGGCATAGAAAAGGCCGCTGAATAGCGGCCTCGTCGTTAGTTACTATTTAATCTTTCTCGTAATGTCTTGGCTTTTTCAAGCTTTGCTTTTGCCGATTCGAGGGTATCTCTTGCTTGTTGCACCCTCCTGACATCCTTGTTTGGATTATTCCCTCGACCTCCCCATTCAGGGCTAGAAATTCGTTCAAATGCTTTCTGTGCGGATAATAGATTTCGTTCTGCCCCTTCCACATCCGAGGCATCTTTTAACCAGGCTTGATAATGATTGTTGGCCTCTTCGCCGTTAGTTAAGAAATTCTCAACATCAGATTTTTTTGTTTTCCCGGTCGGAAGAGAATATGGGCACCATTCAGATTGACCTATGGGCTTAAAATACCAGTGGTGGACCCATTGCCCATAGAAATTATTGCGTTCATGGGTGAATTCTAACCCGTTGACCTCATGTATCTTTTGCTTCATTTGCTATCCCTATGGAGTTGATACCAGGGAATTATGCATCATTTTCTCGGCTCAGGGATCTGCACTTCTGACCAGCATTTGCAATTCGGAAGGCATCCGGCGTGTCCGGTCATGCCATCGAGCGTCGGAGGGTTATCCCAGCGAACAAACTTATCTTTCATTTTTCGGTGTGATGGTCGAGTGCCTGCGCCTTCAATCCTCCACCAGTAACCCTCAGAACCAACAGCCAGAGCACGCGCTTGCGTCAATGCTCCGGTAGCTCTGCCAATTTCAGTACGAGCAATCATCTTTGCCCTGCTGGCTGCAACGCCTCCAGTCTGCATGATCATCTCGTAGAGTTGCTCTGGTCGTTCGCCTCTCACCATGGCTTCAATTGCCCGTGACTGGATATCCCTCACCCGGTCCGCGGACTCAAGGGGCAGTGATTTCATCAGCTGAACTTGCCGATATACGATATCCTGCGCTACCTGACCAACAGGCGTATTCCCTACCACATCACGCAGGCCCGCGCCGATTTCCTCAGATACCGATCGCCACTGTTGCCACTCTTCACGCTCAACCTGCAGGAACATTTTCCTGGCGACCATTTCCGCCCAGTTATCCAGTAACACTGAATAATCAACCAGCGTACTGGCTGTTCTATCAGCGCTTGCCTGTGAACCATCGTAAGAGCCCGCTACGATCTCCCCTATCTGGTTTGCTATCGCCTGTAGGCTCTTTCGGTATTGGATCTCCGAACGTCGGCGGAGGGCTGGTTTCAGATTCATCCTCCTCCCACTGGGACTTCGCATTTTCTATGTCCTCATCTGAAATTGATGCGCCTACACCAGTCACATCCGACATTTCTCGAAGGTCGGTCAAGGCAGCGGCGGGAGACATACCCAGGTCACGCACAGCAGTAGCCAGCGCGGAGGTTGTGTTCGTCGCCACCGTGGAGCGATCAAGGTCGCTCATCTGCCACAGGGGATTAAACTCAAACGTGAAATCTTCCGGCAACGGTTCGCCAAACTCTGAGCGATGCAGTACATCGAATAACAGGCGGATGTGAGGCCGTAAATCTCGCTCCTGCAGAGTTCCCACGTCATCGTAGTAATTCGCCAGGTCAGCATCACCGGTTGAAAAACCCTTCGGCGACTGGCGGAACAAGCGGACCAAAGGGATCCCCACAGCCCCGGCGATATCCTCTTTAAATTCACTAAGCAGATCTGACAGACCAGCAAAAGAATAGGAGTGGGTTTCAAAGGTGTCATCGGCATCGAAAAGCGACATCCCCTCATTTGTCTGGTACTGGCGAACCAATTCCATTTGCTTAACCAGCGCTTCGAATGGTTTACCGCCCATGGCGATAATCTCACGCAACTTCTTAATTTTTGCCGTACGCAGATGCGCCTTATAGGCCAACTGAGCAGCGCCAACGCTGGTACTGTCGTAGGAGGTCAGGCGGTCAAAAATACGTTCAACAACAGACATGCCCCACTCGTTCTCGGTGATTTTCTGCTGGTAAGGCAGTTTCACACCATCCATGCGAATCAGGCGACTATGGTGAACAGTCCACGCAGGAAGCCCCTGCGCCGTCGTCACGATGTCGTAGAACTCTGGTTTACCGAGGTTAGGCCCAAGCGCTTTTATGCGCCTGGTAAGCTGCGGGTTAATCATCCAGCGATCGAGAACAGCAAGGCCCTTAAAACTGCCTTTCCCAACCTTATCCAGCATCAGTGGCGTCAGAGGTGCTTGTCCTTCAATCAGAATCAGCGCTACAGCCCCGCCATATAGTCGTGACCATTTCAGCGTTTCGTTGATGCAATCCCACAACTGAAGTTCATCAAAACGTGATTCCAGAATGCCACGACGTTTCGGGTCAATCTCACTGGTGATGCGAACGCCCTTTTTGGTCATATCGTCCGCTTTTGAATCAACAGCGGCACCAATGATCCAGGAGGAACGGTAAGCCCACTCAATGAGAAGGCGGTTACGGCTGGTATAGTTCGCCCGGTATGTCGATGCAGCGTGCTGGTTCGGCTGCTGCATGCCAACACGTGCAATAAAGTTATCGTACGAATCCGCCGTGGCGACTCGTCCCGTTTTCTTCGCCATGGTTGCGATACTCCAGATTTGATAGCTGTGACGAACCGGATAATTTGTTAAAAAACGGCCTGATTTAACATAATGACTGTTACCCGCACCAGCCGGATCCTTCCTATGATGAAATGTCCGCCAAAGGCTTATTTCACCAAGAAAAGTGGCTAAAAGTGCTTGAATAAAACCTGCATAAATAGGGTCAAAAACTGAATAGGGTTAATTTTGCTCGAAGCGGTTATTTCCAGGTATTTAGCTGTTCCCCAGCGCTTCCCAGATATCCATAGCCGTATCGGTAGGAGCGAACGCCATGATGAAAGCATCTGCCACGTTCGGCGATGGGACATCACGCTTAGCCAGGTCTTTTTTACTCTCAACCATCACTCGTCCGTTCTTATCAAAATCACGGTGAGGGGTAGTCAGTTCCAGCTTTAGCTTTTCTAGTAACGGGCAAGATGAATCAATGCTTATCAACTCATCAACTGGATACTGTTCACCGTTATTAATTGCGTTGAAGGTATTACGGAACCGATCGGCAACCAGCCACCAGGCTTGCGCTTTAAGGTTGGCGAAAAAGTCTTTATTCGGAATGCCAATATATTCATTGTCCGGCTCGTTCACACCAGCACCAGCATTGAATCTCTGGTAATTAATACGTGAAGCGTTCATGTTCTCGCGTTTGCGATCCTCGTTTATCTCAGAGAATTTGGCACCTGCGGAAGCACCTACGCCTATTGAGTCGTACACGATATCGGCATCACGCTCCAGAGCCGCCTGATAGGTACGCTGGCAGCTCTTAAGCAATTCATCCTCTTTAGCTTTCCATTCATCAGCCCAGTAGACGACAGAGCCGTGACGGTAGACGTTAGCGCATTTATCCGCGCCGCTGTCGGCGACGTCGAAACCAATACGCTTACGCCCGCTAGGTTCGAAATTAAGAACCTTATGCGCATCAACCGCCGCTTCAATCCACGACAACTTAATAATTGCTGCATCATCGTCTGATTCCGGCACGCCCTCGTAAACATGCTTGAAACCATCGGGATCACGTCGCCTGGCGGCTTCGATAACCTTCATCATCGTATCTGACAGGAAAGGGTTTTCGTCGTAGTTGATTTTGCGGATTAGCGTATCTTCTGGAGGATCCACCACAAAGTTACGCCATACAAAATCAGTTACCAAACCAGGGTTAAAGATAAACCAGCACTCCGAACCTTCTTTACGGATCGTCGGCTCCAGTATCTTCCACTGGTACTCCGTAAGCGCATGAGCTTCTTCTAGCCACAGAACGCTGATACCTTCCAGAGATTTAATCTCTTCGATATTTCGCCATAGGCCATAAAAGACAAATTCAGAACCAGTCACCCGGTTAATAATTTTGTTATTCAGAATGCGGAAGCGATGCCGCAGACCGAACCGGTCTATCTGAATTTTCAGCAGGGTGTATACCGATTCCTCAATTTTGTTCTGGATCTGACGAGCACAGCAGAAACGGAGGTTATATTTGTTGGAGAGGAATATAGCTATCCCCGCCGCATCCCATGACTTAGACGATGAACGTCCACCAAAAAGCACTTTGTTTCGTGCCTGAGTAGTCCAGAAATCTCTAAGAACCGGATTCAGGGTTGGTCTGGATGTCAGAGTAGAAGTCATTCAGATCTCGCTCTCCATTGCCATCATCAATACCAGCATCACGGCGAAGGCGATCCGCTTCCAGAGAGACCTTATCTGTTGCAGCTATGCGGTAATCAGTATCAGCAAATATTTTGTTAACTGTCGCCAGTGTTCCTACGATGGACTCAATACGCACTGTATTGCGCATCATGGCCTTTTCTGCGGCACTGATATTTTCCATCAGTATCTTTCTGGCTTGATCTTCCTCTGCATCTTCCAGCAGCGTTATCCAACGCCCGATGTTCTCTGCAGCAACTAGGTTATTGGCGCGTAGACGAAAAAGTTCATCCTCAAGAGTCAACGCCCTGGCATCTTCAATAACTTCATCTTTCAGTAATAGCCGCCTGGCATAACCACCGTGCTTCAGAGCGTGCTGGTTACCAGGTTGAAACGGATTAACAGGAGGGGCGGTACGCGAACCACGAATCGGTTTCGTATCTGTGAGAGGCTCGCCTTTTTCTTCTGCGTTCTTTTTCGAAGCTCCAGACGGCGCGGGCTTTTCAGTGGTACGCGCCTTATTTTTTTGCGTACCGGATTTGCGTACCTGCGTACCTCCCTTGCGTACCCATTCCAGCTTCTTGGCTCTCTTCCTGATTGCCCCCTCTGTGACACCGTATTGAGCACCTATTTCACGGAGGCTAAGAACTCCGGCCCGGTATGCCGATTCGATGGCCTCCCAGTCCGGTTTTGACATGGTATTTTCCCTGCTGTTGAAACATTATCGAGACCACTCTGATAAATGGTCTCTGTAATGCCGTTATACCTTTCAGTCCTTCTCTTTTGGCTCGTATGGCTCGCAGACAATATGAGAAACTTCTTCTACACGAACCAATACCTGCCCTTTTAGATCGGGCGTTGCTTTCGAGTGAAAAAATCCACCACTCGGCTTGATCTCTTCTTCAGCCTGAAAGCCCAGGACATGACCGCCCGTTTTTCTGAAATAACCCACGCGGAATACTTGAGCTGCTACTTCCACACATTCCATAAATGCCCCTACCTTTTTGTTAATTTCATTAATGGCTTTCTGAGCATCTGTGGCATCTATTTCCAATTTAACCGTAAAAGTTTGGATATTTTCGGTAGGCTTCCCCATTTTGCCATCCATCCCTACTAATGAGCCTTTTTGAATAGAACAGCCATGACCGCTGCGACCTTCTAATGATGAATGCATTACACAGCCTCCGAAGTTTGCAATTTTTCAACCTTATCGCGAGCCAGAGACACGCAGAAGCGAACGAACAGCGATGACAGCGCGTAGCACACTGCTGTGAATACCCATCCGCTATAAGCCAGCAGGACGATTGTAAGCACCATGCAGATCCATCCCCACCAGCGAGCAATGACATTTTTTCGCCGGGTTATTTTCTTAACTGTTTCCAATGCTTCAGAGGCAGTCTTTTTATCGCTAACTTGTCCAGCTCCATAAGCAAGAAATAAGGTCAGCGGACTAATAACGGCACCCAGCGCAATAACAACCCAGAACGCCGCAGCCGCAACGCTGAGGATATTGTTTTGACCAGTAAATGTTGCAAATACCAGCGCCACCAGCAGGCCGTAATAAATCACCTGACTGAATGTGTCAGTTAAAAATTTCTTCATAGCATTTCCTTTTAGGCGTGAGCCTGTCGCACGGTAAAGCCGCCGAGAGATAACGGTTTACCCAGGCTCACTACTGAAAGACTCTCTTACGTGCGCGTGCGATGCGCATTAAAAAGCCCCGCTAAGCGAGGCCGTTATTTCAAACACTGTGTTCGAATATATTCCTGCAAGTAGTTCACTTGCCCGGTGATGGTGGTGATTCTCTCTCTGAGGGTGAAATAATCCCGTTGAGCGGAGTCTGTAAGTCTGGGGCCGGAAGCATCGCCCACGCTGCCGGAGGCGGTCTCTCCGTTTTTTGGACAGGTGGCGTTGAGACGCAACCCACACTTGCCAGAGCTAACGCAACGCTGCAGATCTTCAAGCTGGCTTTTCGCATCTGCTAACTCCTTCGTGTATTTAGCATCCAATGCGGCAACGTCGCGCTGCCGGGTCTGCATATCGGTGATGGTCGCGTTCGCCAGTTCCAGCGCCCTAACCTTTTCATCACGCTGCCTTTTGAATTCGGTTGCGTTGGTGTAGTAGTGGTTCGCCAACCATCCAAGGCAGATAATCAGGCAGATAATCACGGCGCTTATAATGGCTGTGATACGGCTCATTTTTGGCCCCACAAACACACCTCGCGCTCAATTTCACGGCGAGTTACCAATCCCTTCCAGACCTTTTTCCCCGCGTAAATCCAGACGCGTAACTGCTCACAGGCACCTTTCGAATCCCCCTGGTTAATTTTGCGCAGCAGCGTTGAAGTCTGAAAGCTGCCAGCACCAACGTTATAGGCAAATGAGTACAGCGCCCCACGCATCGTTTCAGGGATTGGCTTTTTGATGTACGGGTTAATCTGACGAGCGACGGTGTTGAGGTCTTTATCCAGAAGAGCATCACACTCTGATTTCGTGTAAGTATTCCCCAGCATAATGTCTTTGCCAGTGTGTCCATAGCAGACAGTCCAGACGCCAACTACATCCTGGTAAGGCTGATATCGCACACCCTCAAGGCCATCGTTACCCGTAGGGCCAGTGATAAGCGCAGAGGCTATGGCAATTGCACCACCACCGACCGCAGACAATACATATTTTCGCAAGGGTTGATTCATCACTCTCCCGCCTTTTGTAATGCCTCAACAACTACGCTGGCCGCCGCTGGGCGTTCATGGTGAGGTTTGTCACTGACGCCCTTCAGGTAGTCATTGACCATCTGAGTTCGCTTTTCATCCTCCCGGCGCTTTCGTCGTGCATCTACTCGCCCGTTAATGTATGACGCAAGGGATATAAGTAAGCCGACAGCACCAAAGAACATGTAAACAACGTCCTGGGTGGTAAAGCCCAGCGCTGCGGCAAAGGTCCCTACCCACGCAAAGAATTGCGTGAAGATGTTCCCGGAATCGTTCATTTTCATAGTCTCTCACCTCGCTGTGTGCGGGTGCTGTGCGTGTGTTTGAAAGGAACAGGCCCATCGGGCTGATTTAACAACGAGCCGTATCGATGATGATTCCCGTGAGCCTGAAATGAAAAAGGCCGCCAATCGGCGACCTTCAGAAAGTGATTTTCAGATACAAAAAACCCCGCTTGCGCAGGGTTTCAGGTTTCATTTTTAGTTGCTTATCGGCGCTGCCATCGTGGCGCAGCTCTGCCAAGCATGAGCGAATTATCTGAGATTCTGAGTAGTTATCAACGACCGGGGAAATAAATAGCACGAATTGCCAAAAACAGTCCCCGATAGATTTACTCAGATTTCAGGCTCTGGCGTACTGCAATGAACGTTTTCGCCTGGAATATCTGCAGGCACCATTTAACACGCTCCCTCGCCATTGGTGGAGTTAGCCAGGGCGCGGCATGCTGCAACTCACGCGCCAAATCAGATATTTTTTTACGGGTGGTGTAATAATTCATCCCTATGACGTAAACCGGATCTTCTAATTCAAAGGTTCGTAGTACAGCTTGCTCTATGCAGTCGGCATCATCATGCCGTTCGGCTTCCTCTATCATATCACTTAGCGTGGTAGGCCATAGTATTGCTCGCGCCCTTCCCATTGCCTGAGGACCGCTAAAGCCCTCTTCTCTCGCCTGTTTCAGCGCCTCGGTTATGCGCGTTAGCTGACTTTCATCCCAGCCATCTTCCTTCAGTTTCCCCCAGAATTGATTGCAGTTCTGAAGGCGATACTCTGCGCGAGTTTTACCACCGACACACTCTCCCCAGACAGTTAAAAGTGATTTAATCCATCCGGCCTGAACGGAAGTTAGTAACAGGGATCGGCCCAGCCAACGTTTATGCGGTGCTGATGCCGCTTTTTGAATGGCAGAAATATGATTACGTTGTTGGCGCGGAGTCATCCATTCACCTCATTGTTTAAAATACGTCCCGGAATAATTTCGAATGAGTTGTTGCACTGATTACCCCAACGATCCCAGCCAGGCCAGGAGTCGCGAGCAAACAACTCGACGCGCCGAACGTCCCCGTAAAGCAACTCCAGCCGGTGACGAACTTCCCACGGTTTTTCGCTGTGCTCGCCAAGGCAGGTGTATACAACCTGCTTAATGGACGCATTGACGCGCTCAAGACCAATACCGCGCGTAGCAATCAACAGATCCTCTGTATTGGCGCGGGTGTAATTTCCCCCGTTCATTCGGGTTTCGTTGTTGAGCATGGCAAGGAGATCGCTGAAGTCCACCAGCTCACCTGATTCAAGCGCCGTATTAAATCGGCGTTCAGCGTACTGATTCAGCTTCACCCAGGTAAAACCTTTCATGGTGCGTACACGGAACCCCCAAGCTTGAGCAAGCTCTATCGCCTCCTCTGTGTGCGTTCCCGTGTACCACATTGCAAGCACGGCATCTTTTGCGGCTACTTCCCAGACAGGAATACGCTTTATGTCTTCTAACTTCATTGTTGAGTAGTGGTCGCTGGCTGCACCGTTGCTCGCCTTATTTTTGTAGTCCCACGGCGGATCGACATAAATAAGTTGATAACTCATGCCCCCTCCCCAAGTTCACTGAGAACCTGTTTAAGCAGCTCAGCCTCAGTCCCGAAGTTTTGTTCCCATGATTTGCGCCCGGAATGAACAGCTACGCCATAACCACCAGTGCGGTGATGCGCATGGCATAGAGGGATAACGTGGAAATTATCTGCACGAACAGATAACCCAGTGCCGGAACTGCAATGATGAATTTCAGCAGGCGATTCGCCATAACCTAAATTACGGCAAACAACACAGCCCAATGCAGCCACACGGCTAAGGTGTAGCTTTTCTGATTTGGTTTTGGATTTGCTCATGCCATACCACCAGCACAAGCAGAGACACCGCGCTTTGACGTGCGGTGTGAATTGGCATTACTACTTTTTTGCGTCATCACTTTTCTCCAGTGATGGCGCGATAGGTTCGGTGTTCAGCCGAGGTGATTATTATAAATCAGCTTCTATCTTTCAGAAAGTAGCTTTTGCATTCCTCGTGAGAGGCTTCGGTGTTCTTTATTTCTCCTGACTCCATTGGAGTGAGAACATAAACGCCACCAGGAAGACTATCCAGCACGTAACTACCAGGTATGCGGATCGCCTCTAATAATTCTTCTTCGTTCATGAGATGCCACCCTATGAATATATTTTTTCATCAGTGGTAACTCTTCCCGAACTGCAATTAACACTCGTCACATTACCCCCAGAGCGACATTCAGACGCACAAATCCGGCAGTGGCATCAGAGGGAATGCACGCTACCAATAACCAATTCTCAGTAAAACCAATCGTCAGCGCTTTCCCACGTCTCTTGCAGGATTTGCTCTACACGTTTTTTATCGCCGTCAGCGCCGCCCAGAACGCTCAGACCATCATTGCTTGTGCGCCTGATAGTGAGCTTACAGTCATCATACGACTGGGATAATCGACGCAGCAGCTCTTTCTCAAGGGCTGGCACTGCACCATCAGGGAGTTTTTTGTCCTTCGCAATTGTGAGTTCAATTTTCATAATGAGCACCTCATACAAATACTGTATAAATAAACAGTATACCTGTTATGGGAAATGTTCAAGCCCTTAATGGCACTTTTTGCTAAAGCCATGTGCATGTTTAATTTGATGTTTTGGACACATAAAACAAAACCCGCCGTAGCGGGTCTGGGGTTAAATAACGGGGTTCGGGTCTTCATCAACGAAAGTTGCGCGGTTAATCAGGAACGTCAGAACGCCCTTCACCTCCACATCGTCCAGGGCGTCACCTTCGATCGCTTCACCATCGGAAGTAATTAGCGCGCGACCGCGAACGATGCCAAACTGAATTATCCCGCAGAAAGAAACGAGCACGTGATCGCCCTGCTTTGGTCGGCGGGAAACATCGATAACGGCATAACCTGCGCTCGTCTCCAGTACGCGGCAGTTTGCATCAATCTGGCAAAGTCTGTTAATTGTAAGTGTTTGCTCTGCATAGTCTTTTGCGGGTGACGGAAATCCCATAATAAAACCTCACACGAAAATACTGTATATTTAAACAGTAATTCTGTGTGAGGATTTAGTCAACCTTTCGCTGTGGTTAATCGCCCAGATATGGTTTTTTCCAGTCTTCACTGGTGGCTAATTGCTCAATGGCAAGCAGCATCGCCAGATTTGATTCGTTGGTCTCTTGCATGTAAAGCCAGTAAAGGCGCTTCAGTTGATGCACAAGCTGGTCACGGTGGGTTTCAGAGCCATTGTTGGCAAGCGCAAGGCAACATTGCCCCACTATCCGGCATGCTTCGCTATAAAGCTCCTCCGACATTTCCTGATACTCAGACATAATAATCCCCTCTCAGGTTGAGGGGATTTTATATCACTGCGGTGGCTTTTCTGCGACCTTGTTGTGTATCTCCCACAAGCTAATGCCACAGCTTGCACAGAAATTAGCGAGATAGTCCAGGCCGGACCACTCCCGGACACCTCCACGAGCGGCCTCTACGAAAACAGCAATATCCTTTCCCATCCATAAGCCAAACAACCGCCAGCCGCCACCATCAGGGCTCTTAACTGCCGCGATGCGGGTCAGAACGCCTGTCTGATACAACTCCGTAAAGGCGGGTTTCTTTCTGGTTATCATTCGCATAAATACAAACCTAAGATTTGTTGATAACAAATAGCATGTTTGCGTTTTATGGCTTTGCGGTCTGTGGTGGATTTAGACATGCTCCCGTTCCTTCTGGTGCTCGTCTTCATCACTGAAGTCGTCTCCATCGATAGGCATCAGGTGACTGGATGGGAAAATCGACATCCCGCCAGATGGCTTTCTTTTGTAAATCGAAACATCACCAGATACGACCCACATTGCCTGACCTGTATTGGTCTTCATTGCGTAGCTACTCCCGTTTGGGAATTGATGAAACTCGCCGCTTAAAACCTTTCGGATCAACGTTACTGATTTACCAATCTCATTTTTATTTCCAGAGTCGATTACCAACGCCAGCCCACCTGCGCGCAACTCAGCCATGATTCACCTCCTGCGGGGAGGCTGGCAGCGGCATCCAGTGGGTGATTTTCTCTGGCTCCCAGCACTGCCAATGGCCATACATGGCATGATGAACTCGCTTATACATTCCGTCGAATGTGAGAACAGATACATCATTCTCCGGCATCCGCTCGCTTACCGGAATCCAGCCCGCCAGTTCCGCGCAAATTCTGACTGTGGTTTTACAGCCTGAACATTCGCAACCTTTCCGATATCCATGGTCAATTGGGCTTTGCGACGGAGAGTTGCCCAACTTGTTAGCCGTCTTTACAGGTTCAGCTTGAAGCATGGCAGCGAGGCAGGCGGAAATAACTTTCAGTAGGCGGTCATTGTTCGATATGGCGGCCTGACGATGCGCCTCAGTAGTTAGCTCACCTTCAACTAAACCACGAGCAACAAGCGCAGCATCCTGAATGGCTAGTTTATTCAGGTTATCCCAGCCACAAGGGAATGGGCATTGCACTACCGGCGCTGGCTGCGCTTTGATATGCAACCGCGGCTCCCCGTTTTTCGGCTCCGGCCATTCGCGTTGTTTGTTCACAGCCAACTTTTCAATCATTGCCTGCGTAATCTGCTCATCAGTGATGCCTGCACGACGCTGTGCATCCCACAACAGGAATTGCATATCAGCCCACTCCGACAGGTCGCCAGGCTCGGCAGCGGCCTCCAGCGCTTCTTTGCTGAGGTGCTTCAATGGGCCAATCGGACCTACATTACCGAATGTAGCCTGTGACCACTCGGCGTGCTCGCTGCGCACCTGGTCACGTTCCGGCGCTGGCTGCGCATGGCGGTAAAGCGTAACGAACTCTGCATTTTCCCCGGCATTCTCTTTGAGGAATGAGAACTCGTTTTCGGTAAGCTCTTGCCAGCCAGTGGTCAAGCCGTTGTAGGGATTGCGCTCCCGGTACAATATCACCGGCTCGCCTTTCATTGCGGCCAGCGCCATGCGAGCCAGTACTTTGTTTTCGCCATGCTTCAGGAACCCATCTTCGGCGATTTCCTGCAGGCGCTCTCTGGTTATGGTTGATTTGGTCATTTCGCTTTCTCCGCCAATGCTCCGCTGACAAAAAGTGCTTTAATCTCAGCACCATCATTCCTGTCGTTGACTGAAATTCTCGCAGCAGACAAGCTTAGAAATGGCCTGTCCTGGTAGAGTCTTCCGTTACATACCAAATACGCTGCTGGTTCAGCTGCGGTCTTTCGGCGTTCCTGTAGCTCACGCATTGCCGCTGCAATGTCGGCGTAATCTGTTAAGACTGAATCGTCGCAAATCTCAGCACGGGCTAGAATTTCAGCAATGCGTTGGTCTGTTAACTGGTTATTGGTCATTTAATTAGTCTCCCCGGCGATAGCCGCTGAATCCTCATGCGCGCGCTTAGCCGCATTCATCACAGCTACAGCATGTAATCCGCCGTGTTCCTTAATTGAGTTATAGATAGCCGCCATGGTGCTACGTAACTCAGCGTGACTAGCCTCCAACTCGGTTGTGTATTTGACCAGACGACGAATATTTTCAGGGTTAGCAGCAGCGATATATTCAGCGTTCGCTTCTGCGTTTTTCTGACAATCAAAACCAGCCCATTTAATGATATTTTCACAGCGGGAATCATCCGGCGTATGTACTGAAAAAGTTCCTGACGCTGTATCAGTAAATGCTATCCATTGACCGCGCGTAGCTTTCTTAGCGGTTTTATCTAAATGTCCTAACAAAGTGCTAATTTCCATCACTCAGCCTCCCACTTGATGCCAGTCGTAGCAGCCGTACGTGCATAAACGATCACGCCATCTTCCGGGCGCTTACGCGGTAAATAGATCTCGGGGCGAGGCCAGAGTGCAATAAAGCGTGATTCTCTGTTTTCCAGGCGGTGATACGCTTTCTCACTCATTACGCCGACCGGGCGAAGAGCTTCCTCTTTTCGCTCGAGTTCTCCGATGCGCTGCTGCGCCTTCTCCAGCGCCTCTACCAATACGTCGAGGTCTTCAAGCTTTACAAACGTAACATCGTCGCCGAAATCTTTTGCGTGGGCTGATCGGCGCTTGAGGCTGGCTAAAAGCCGGGTGATATCAGTCATTGAAGTTGCTCCAGAATGTCACGTTTAGCAGCCTGGCGAGCCCGGCGTTTGCTTGCTCGCAGCTCAGATTCATAACCGTTGCCCTTCCGGTAACCGCGAGAACGGCAAAGGGAACATGTACAGCCATCAGCTGAATAGAATTTTCCGTATGGTTTCATTTTCCTGATTCCTTAGCCCGGCGTTCCTGCAGTTCAACAATTACTGAATGCACTCTTTCCCACCATTCTTTATCAATGGCTGGACCACGAAGGCCCAGCATGTATTCGGTATCCTTGCGCAGCTCGCGAAGGGCTTTATTCGAAATAGGCAGACTCATACCGCCTCCCCCAGCACCCAACGGAGAGCGCTCGCATACTCGCCGCCTGCGGACTCCAGGGCTTTGTTAATTTCTTTACGGGTTTTCAGGCGTGGCTTAGTCTCGCCCAGAACCTGACGCTGCCGACGGGCTTTTTCATGACCAGTGGTACCCGCGGTTACCGTTTCAATCTCTTTCACCTTCTCGCGCTGCGCTTCTGGTTCCAGTGATGCGAGCTGACGAGCCTGAGTTACGGTGACCGTTCCGGATTCAACGGCATCCTTTACAGCCTGGGTGGCGTCCAGCAGGGAAAGCGTTGCGCGAACGGTCTGAACGCTACAGCCAAACATCAGAGAGAGGTCTTGCTCGTCGTGTCCACGTTCCAGCGCATCAGCCATTTTTTTAGCGCGGCCCAGCGGCGTATCTGCCTGGCGGATTTCGTTAGCGCTTACCATCGCCTGTGCCATACGAACGACAGAGCCACGTTTAGTGACAGCCGGAACCATCAGCAAAGGCTTACCTTCTTTCGCTAAACGCTTGTTCGCCTCGATGGTGTGACGCACGCGCTGGCGACCATCGACAACACAGGAGCGCCCTGTCTCTGGGTCTTTCCAGACAATGATCGGCTCAAGAACACCCTGGTCCATGATGTTCAGCACCATCGGCTCATTTAGTGGCAGATGTATACGCTCGTCGTAAAGCGGATGGGCCTTATCGGTGACCAGGTACAGGTTTTCCGGCTCGAAAAAAAGAACATTGCTTTTGCCGCTTGCGCCGTATGCGTCAATTGAGTTTTTAGCCATTTGTCTTCTCGCTATTTTTCTTTTCTGCCTGAGCAATCCACTCTTTTCTTAGTTCTTCCCGCGCCTTTCTTTCTGAGCCAGCCATATAGGCTCTTGTGATGCGGTAATGGCACTTAGTGCATTCAAGGTGCATGTGAGCTGTATAAATGGCCCGATGCTGTCCTATCTGTCGCGGTCTCCCTTCTCCGCAAACCGGGCAATTTGGTAAAGTCTCTGATGTCATCGTGAAACCTCCCGGAGCTTCAGGAACTGCGTGCTGTGATACGGGCAGTCTGGGTTAGTAACCTTTAAATTCAGAAAACCGGCTTCAACAAGGCGACCGCAGCGGTAGTGAGGACGATCAACAGTGCCGACCAATGACTGCCACTCAAACCAGACGCCTACCGGGACCGAGTGCAGCAGCTTCATATCCAGTTCAGTGAGGTTATGGCTCAGCTGAGCAGGTTCTTTAGTACCGCCAGTCATCCAGTAACCATTCAGGTTTTGAGCTTTGCCCTCTTTTTCCAGCACCAGCAGACGCGCCAGCATTTCAGGGGCTGAAAGGTCGAAATACTTAGCCAGGTCACGACAGGTCACTTTTCCCAGCTCGTTTAAAACGTCAGTGATTTTTTCCATCAGATTTATTCTCTTTGTCAGGTTCATCAGGCCGTCGCGCGGCATTCTTTCAGCAGGTTGTCGAACATCATTCGAAGATGGTTGGCGCATCCAAACGGCATATCGTTGATGATCCAGGTAGCGACACCGTCACGGATACCATCCTGGGTGATGCGGCCAGCGCTATGCAGTTGGCGAAGTTGACCGCTTACGGAGCACATGCTGCGATCCAGCACTTTCGCGATCTCCCTGGCGGTCAAGCCGGGGTTAACTTTGAGGAACTCAAGCATCGTGATTTCGCCGCGATATTGTGTTTTTTGAGATTTCGTCGTTTTCATGAATAACCTCTTAACCCCGGAACCCTTTCGGGATATGTGTATCCAGACCACCACCCATGCCGAAGGCGTTACCTGTCGCCAGGTTTCCAGAACACAGCTTCAGCACCAGCTCCTGCCATTTGCTGCGCAGCATTGGCAAGGATTGGATTTTTGGGCACCAGAACCGATCACGTTGAATGCGCTCAATCATCGTGCGGATTTGTTCGTAGGTGCAGCCGTGTTCCTGCCGTATCAGACGTACTTCATTCGCCCAGCCAACAAAATTCGGTTCTCTTGGTCTCGCCAGAGTGCCGTCGAATTCAGCCGCTCGTTCGTACATTTCGATGATGGTTGACCAGAACCACATCGCGAGATCGAAGTCTTCATCGGTAGCAAGATTGCTGTCTTCGGTGGCGTCCTGAACTTCAATTTCCTGGTTCGACTTAGTCGAGTTATCCACAGGGGAAGCCTTCCCCCCTTGGTTTTTAAGATCTGTTTTAAGATCTGTATTTTTAAGATCTGTATAGAGATAGGATTCGGCTTGAGAGCCGTTTCCATTCGGCTTATGGGCCGATTCCTGGATTCGGCTCTTAGGCCGTTTCCATTCGGCTCTTGAGCCGTTTCCATTCGGCTTAAAAGCCGAATCCAGTGTTGACGGGAAAATTTTCGCTATTAGCGCCTCCTGGTCGATGCGGTAATGCTTCTTCGGGGTACCGTTTACCTGTCGAAGTTCTTCCTCAATAACATCGGCTAAATACTGCTCAATCATCTTGTACATGGCCTTCCTGACCACATCGCCGTCTTTCGCCCGAACCTCTTTTGCAAGGGCTGCGTGTTCTTTGTAAAACCACCCATTTTCCAAGACAGATTTACCCGACCAGAACACCAGCTGATTGAGAATTGCCGCCAGCAAATGCTGCTGCCTGTCCCCTGCAAAGAAGTCCAGATACGGGCCAGGGATCGTGATGCAATTCCCCTGCCCTGACATGGCCTGAACAATTTCAAAGACCTGATTGCTCATACCAAAACCTCATTGTGTAGCCGTAAAAACTCGCGTAATCCCACCCAACCAACAGCACCGCAGGCTTTCCGGTAGGAAACATCTTTCTCTGTCGCAGTGATTACCGTCACCATGTGTCCCTTGTGCCTGTGCTGGAAGCGCGATCCGGCTTTAGGGATACCATTACAAGCGCTATCACCTTCAGACGGCGTATACGCCGGATAGGCTCGTTTTAGGCGAGCAATCAATTCAGCAGCAGACTGGTTACACATTGTCACCTCCGGAATCAGTGGTATTTCGGTACTTCAACAACGCCTGGTTGATACGCTTTGCTGTATACGGCCTCGATCGCGTCATCGTGCGCATCAATCGCCGTTCCAATAGCGTGCTGAGCCGCGAGCAGCGCCCGGCGCTCAATGGTGTCGTAGATGCTCAAGCGGTGACGGATTTCACGCGGGAGAACGCGCAGGATTGCCGGAAGCAGTAAACGGATTTTTTCGCGCTGCATCTCGGTCTCACCTTTCAGCCAGCGGTGGAAAATGTTCTGCTGGTTACTCCAGGTTTTCCCCGGTACCAGGCGCAGCTGATTACCGCCAATACGTGCATATTCCTCAGCGATAGCATTTGCCGCGAACGCCTGACCAACTTCTGCAGCCCATGCCAGCAGAACCATTTCAACGTGCTCGTGTTTGATTTCCATCAATCAGACTCCTTCTGGCGCTTGGTGATAATTTCTTCCGTAAGCCCACTAAGTGGTGTTGGATGGAGATCCGGGCGAAGTTCATGAGGCGTGACTACCCAGCCCCCCATACGGCAGAGAGGGATAACGCGATCGCTTGGGACGCAATTACGGTTAATCCAATTTGCTACTGACTGACTCGACTTAAAGTCGAACATGCGAGCGACATAGGAAACATTCCCAATCGCTCTAACGGCTTTCTCCGTAATGTTTTTATATGGTGTAAGCATTCTTACCTCCTGTGAGTTGGTAAGTAGAGAATACTACACAAAGTAGAGAATGCAACTACTTAAAATAGAAATGACTAAAAACACGCTCTGCCGTAATCTTCTACCTATGGTAGAAAAATCGAATAAGCATCAAGACTTCGCAGACCGCCTTAACCAAGAGATGAGTAAAAAGAACTTGTCTGTTAAGCAATTAAGTCATGCGGGACAGGTCACCTACGAAATGGCTAGGCGGTATACGCTCGGCACAGCAAAACCACGCGATGAAAAGCTAATTAGAATTGCGGAATGGTTGAACGTGCCTCCAGCCTGGCTGGACTACGGGGCAGTAGAAAACGTAGCTGAGTCCAATATCGTTCCAGAGGCTTCTAACCCCTCCCATCCAGATAAAGCCGACGAAACAGAATTCACCAGCTTAAGCGATGAAGAGAAACGCCTGATTCGAGTCTTCCGAAAATTCCCTGATGCCGAGGCAAACAACATGCTTCTGGCCTTTGAGATTCGCTACAAGAAGCTCCTGGAGTTCTACAGCGAATACGCAGACCCAGACAAAAAATAACTCCCAAACAACCTTCCTAAACCCAGCAATGCTGGGTTTTTTTGTGTCTCCACACCAATAAAACAACTTAAAGTAGATATTTATTTCTACTTTTGGTGTTGACCAATCTACTTTATGTAGTATTCTCTACTTATCGACACAACGGTGCGATAGGTTAAACGTTCGGCTACCCGGCCTTAAGGGATCACAGGAGACGGTTATGGATAAGGCTTACGAGGAATATTTCGACAGTCTGGCTGAAGGTGAAGAAGCTCTCAGCTATACCGAGTTCGTTGAAGCGCTTTCAAGTAAAGCGGCTTAAAGAAACCTGAAGTTGCAGTGTGTTTCGTGGTGGTGAATTGCAGGGTGAAAAAGCCCAACTGTGAAGATCAGCGTCACGGCACCACCGACGAAACACTCTGCAATTGAATTCAAACAGGCTTTGTAATGTGGTGAATGCGGCTATGCGCACGCGGACCAGTTAAAGCAGTATCACTCGTTTCCTAGAGTGGGGTGGAAAAGAAGCTGCCGGCTCCAGTTGTTAACTGGCTGGAGTCACCGGGAGGCACCCGGCACTACATTTCAAAGCCTGTTCAGATTAATTTCATGATAGAGAACTGGGGGTTAAATCATGTCAGCATGTATGGCTGTAGTTCTTAACGGTAATACCGAAATTAAATATTTCCCGTTCCACAATTGTGCTAGCGCTGAAGTAGCAACCGATATGGCAGACGAGTGGCGTTATGCCGCCATCGAGGCGATAGGTTGGGATGAAGCGCATCGCTTCCATCTTCGCGCCGTCCGTCCGAAAGTCGTCTTGCGGCTACCGTCTGGCGCAGTAGTGGAGTGTGACCTCGACGACGTGGACATCGATCCGCCTGTCTGCGCTGACATGGATTATCATCTTTGCGCATTCGGGTTCAATCGTGGTCTTGGGCATGGTGGTTACTGGGACCTGGATGGCGCTGAAATTATCGAATACATCGCGTAGGTAAATCATGAGCAAAAACGGTATCCGTTCAATGATTTATGTACTGCTTTCCATGACGGTTTTATGGTCGGCAGTGATTGCGAAAATTCTACATGTCGCGGGGGTATTCAATGGTTAACACTCAGTTATTAGCTGCACAGAACAAATTGGTTATAGCTCAGGCTATTGGTGACCGCTCTATGTGGGAACAGGCCATCCTTTCCATAAAAGGCATCTTTGAATCGGCGAAGCAAACAGAAGATGGAATGTTAAACGGTCACGTTAACCCGCTTTCAATGCTTAACATTGACGATGTTGTTTTTAATTATGATATGTACGGCGATTTAATCGTAGTAGATGGCGATTTGCTATTAGGGATGTCGAAAATAAACACTAACATTATCAACCACTAATTCAAAACAATTAATTTTGATTTTATTAATGCCTTAACTGGCAGGTATAAACACACTCTAAATATATCTGCATCATATGCAGACAAGGAAATATGATGGAAGAATCTAAACACCGCTGCTACGGCTGCGGCGGAACCTTCACACGTAAAGAACTCCATTATCGCCCGTCAGGTAGAGGGGCATATCGCAGAGAGTTATATTTCTGCCAGATATGTAATGAGAAGGAAAACAAAAAACAAGCGTTGCGCTCTGCAGGTTCTGCATTCCGTAAAACGCTCCCTGCAAGACCTGGCTACTTTAATCACAGCCGTTAAAGGTGACTCATGGTAACAAACTCAATACGTATACCTGCCGAGGTAAATAAAAAGGCTTCATCAATCCTTAATCAGTACGCTTCAGGAGAATTAAAAGCCTGTCGTATTAAGTGCGGAAATATGAGCTTGCGAGTCGGAAGAAAATGGCGACTCCTGTCTAAAGACAATGGTAATTGTTGGGAAATAATGAGCCATGAAAAATATAACAAACGTAAAGACCGTAAATAAAGAACTAAGCATAAATGAACTAAAGATAGGCCGTTGCTATAGAGCTAAAAAACCACGGCCTGCAGGACAGTTCGCATCATATGCAAACGACCGTCAGATCATGCGCATTGGTTCTACTACCGTGCAATATGATGGCCCTAGTGTTCATGCCGGGCGTCATTACCCCACAATCAGTAAAGAAAAGTTCCTTGCGTGGGCTTCACACGATGTGACTGATGAACTCCCTCCGGGAGAGTGGCAGATATGGCCTATCCCAAAGAGCTGAGCAACTCAAAGCACGGTTAATGGTTTTACTGATTTAAGAGAATCAACATGAAGCCGGGGAACGTTTTATAGTTACCCGGCCTTGAGGTGATTTATATGGCAGATATTACTCGTGAAGATGAATGGGTAATGGAAAAAGGGCTTGTAGCGAAGATGTATATGACCCCTCGTCAGATAAAGTCATATAGAGAAGGAAGATGGGTGGAGGGTATTCATTTTAAAAAGCACCCACCTAAACCGGATACAACCGAAGGCAGGGCTACTCTTTGGTACAACTATACGAAAATTAATAGGCTTATTGGGGATACGTGATGAATATGCCTGCTGGCGTAGAGCTGCATGGAAAAGCAATAAGAATTAGCTTTCTATATCGTGGCGTTCGTTGTCGCGAAGTTTTACGGGGCTGGACAGTATCGAATAGTAATATACGCAAAGCCGGTAATCTGCGTGCATTGATTGTAAGTGAAATACAACAGGGAAAATTCGATTACGCCGAACACTTCCCTGAATCAAAAGCGTTAAAAAAATTCACGTCCACGCAAAAGATTAAGACTTTCGGTGAATTATGCGATGTTTATCTGGCATCCAAAAAACTGGAAGTGTCCGCAGCGTCCTATAAAGGGGCTCAGTCACGTATAGCCACCCTCACCGCAATAGTAGGAAGTAATACCCTGCTTAGTGAAATTCAGCACACAGATTTACTTAATTACAGGAATGCACTCTTAACGGGTAATACATTAAGCGAGCATGCGCCGTGGCTGCAAAAGAAAGGACGCGCGGTATCTACGGTTAACGGGCTAATGAATAATCTGACAGCTTTACTGAAGATGGCTAACCTGAGTGGTTTTATCAGTCATACGCCACACGAAGGCATTAAATTACTTAAAAGGTCCAGGCGGGATCCGGACCCTCTTCTGCAAAGTGAGTTTGAAGGTTTTATAAATTCACTTTCCCGCAGACATGCTTTGCTATGGACTGTAGCTATTTTTACCGGGCTTAGACATGGTGAGCTCACTGCGCTTGCATGGGAGGATGTGAACCTTGAGACAGGAGAGATCTATGTCCGGCGAAACCAGACAAATGAGGGGTTATTCGTTCCGCCCAAAACAGAAGCGGGGATCCGAACTGTTACCCTCTTACAACCTGCGCTGGATGCATTGAGAGAACAATTTCAGCTAACAGGTGCATTAAGTAAAACTGAAATCACCTTCCATCACCGCGAGCACGGGCTGACCGAACAGCAGAAACTACGCTTTGTGTTTGTGCCTCCAAAAAACTGGCGCGGTGAAACAAGGTACTATGGCTCTCAATCTCTGGGTTATAGCTGGGAAAGAGGTTTAAAACAGGCGGGAATACGCAACAGACGTCCCTATCAGTCGCGCCATACTTTTGCGTGCTGGCTTTTAACGGCAGGAGCTAACCCCTCGTTTATTGCCGGACAGATGGGCCATGAAAATGCGAAGATGGTTTATGAGATTTACTCGAAGTGGATTGGTGAGATGGATCGTAACCAGGTGGAAATGCTGAACGCCCGTTTTTCTGAGGCTTTGCCCCAAGGGTGCCCCACAAAGAGAGTGGTAGGGATAAAAAGCGTTTAA